ATGAAAATATTCTATCCGGTAATCATCGCCCTGATTGGTTTCTTGATCACGACGGTACAAGCCACTGATTTGTCAACCCAATTAAGCGAAAAAAAAATGACGATACCCGCTGAAAAACGACTGCAAACGCTCGATGTCCTTGGCCTTGGCCTCTCGATCGAACATTTCAGGCAATCTACCGCCCTGCGCAAGATGGATGAAGCGGGCGACAAATCCATCGTCCCACAAGATCAAAAATTCTATTATTGGGACGCCACTTATCGTGGCTTGATTAGCAGGCAACGTGAAGCGGACTCGATTGAGCATTGTGTCCGTTACTTTACCGCAGGTTGGGTAATACCCAACGTGTATGTGATGCCAACCAGACGGATTGAAACGCGCACACGCCCAGGAAATGACGACTACGATTGGATTGGCACCATATTTCAACCTGCCGGATTGCATGGACACCAAACCAAGCAAATAAGAAAGCCGATATACAGTGACTTGCCGGAAAGTGTCTTGGAAAGTGCATTCCAGTTCTTTGAATACCATCCTGAAGTTCCCGTCCTGCTCATCGCAGTGCGTGACTGGAACGGCACCCCGGAAGGCTACCACAAACAAGGCGACCCCACCGAAAGCATCGCCTCCATCCTACTCGCCCGGCGCGACCGCATCGAAGCCATGCGCCCATATGTGCGCGCCAGCAAGGGGCCAAACGCCTACAACGAAGTCAATCCAAAGGGCAAGCCCCCCTTTAAACCATCGGAATTCATGCCCGAAACTTGGCTGGATTGGCAAATCAAACAATTTGACGACCTGCCCACCATCGGCATTTTGCACCGGCCCGTTACCGTGACCTACATGAAGGACAAAGACGGCCACCCAACGCTTGAGCCGAAACTCAAAAAGACCTTGATGAGCGACCACGACAAACAATTGGCATTTCAGGCCGGTTGGAAAACAGCACTCGGCGTCTTACCGGAAGGGCAAAAACAGGCGCGCATCTTCTACGACCATGGTGACGCATCCCATGGCAAGGCCGTGGTGCCGCTGTCCCTGAACCTGCACCTGAACGACCCACATTTTGATATGTTTGACCCGAAGAACGGCTACAACATCCATCGCCGTCTCGGTGAAACCGGTGCTGCATCCCCGTTCGTGATGTGGAATTTGGGCTTGATTGCCAGCTACCGCAACAAGAACCCGTCTGTTGCCGTCAATTTGCGTGATCCAAACCAAGCCACCATTACCGTGATCAGCCCCGGCAATGACAAACGCAAACATCCGGCGGGTGATCCGATTGATTTTGGCCTGGCCCCGGTGCTAAGTGATATTCCCACCGTGCCCGAACCAGCCATACTGGCAAACGTAGAACCGGCCAGCGTAGCCGCTACCCCCGGCCAGCCACTGCCCGATAATTTCGACCCGGATGCGACCATACCGCTTGAAATGGCCATCCCGGCCTTATCGGCCATGGCCCCAGCCGTGCCACTCGGCACCACGCTCAATACCGGCCAAACCTGTCCACAAAGCGGCATCTGGCGTTGCACTCCAGCCGATGCAAGATATGGTGCCGACCACCCGCTGCGCCAAGGGCAAGCCTTGCCGTACATCCAAATCCAGCAAAATCGTAGCCTGCTGCAAAAGGTAGCGGGCGCGCCGGAACTGGTACAAGTTGGCGCAAGTTGGACGCTGATTGCGCATGACGCAGCGCAAGGGGAAAATTGATGGTGGCCCCGATTCGCTTGGGCGACCCAACTAGCCATGGCGGTGCGGTACAAACCGCGCAAAGTCAAACCAACCTGATGGGTAAGGCACTGGCCTGTGTCGGTGATAAATGCAGTTGCCCGCTACCGGGGCACAACCATTGCGTGATTGCCGAAGGTGATGGCAATTGGTTGATCAATGGCAAACCGGTGGCGCTGGATGGACACAAGACCAGTTGTGGCGCGAAGTTAATGGCGACTGTGGGTAATACCAATCGCGTCAGCTAATAACACAGCACAAGCTTTCCGTGCATTATCGTAATGGTTGAACCTTCTCCGTTTTGTGCGCCCGCACCGGTTAGCCACTGTTATCCGGCTTGTCGCCCTCATTCGGCGGTTCTGGTTCGCGCGGCACCACGCGTAGCGGTGTGACGGTGGCATTGGTTTTTTCGGCTGGCGGTGGCGGCACATCCCCGCGCGGCGGCATGAATTCAAACAAATCCGGGCGAAGTTTTCTTCCGGCAAGTTCGATGATGTCTTCAAGTTGGTCAATCCTGTCGGCCTGCTCGTTCACGTCTTGTACGGTGGCCACCACTTCCTGCCGCACCGGGCGGGCGAATTGCCATAGCAACACCATGCCAATGCACGCCGGTAATGCCTGATAAATGCCAAAATCGGCGGGTAAGAAAATGGCGGCAATTTCCGCCGAAATGATCAGTGTGGCCACCACCCGGAAATAAGCGGGCACACCCGTGACGCTGGCGGTGTACTTGCGCCGCCATACAATGCCGTAGGGGCCGATAACAGGCCATTCGGCCAATGCATAACGCCCGTTATGAAAACTGCACCAGAGCAACCGCCCCAATGCGCCCAAGAAAAACATGTTTGAAACAATAAGCGCCAGCCCATCAGCCGCCACCTTATAAATTGTTGGCGAAAAAAAATAGGCCCATAGCACCAACAATTCAACGGCCAACTCATACAGCGACAAATCAATCAGATCGCGCCCGACCTCACCCGCGTTAATCCGGAAAAACAGTAAAATGGACAGCACTTCAATAGCTGCTTTCGCCACCAAAATCATATGATTATTGGGGAAGTTTCCAAATACTTGCGAGGTAACCAATAGCTGAATAGAAATAACGGCAACCCAACATAAGACCCGATCCGTTAACGTGACTTTGGGTGGGGTGATTGGCGCGGTCATTGTGCCCCCGCGCAACGGTTTAACGGGTGGCTACTTGCTAGCGCTGTCACCGGGTTGCCAACGGACGGGTTATTTGGGCGGCGGCGGGAGCGGGTAGCCTGGTGTGATATTGGGGTCAAGCGAAACCGGCAAAAAAGCAAATTTAGGTGGCGGCGGCGGGTAAGGGCCACCGGATGTAACAGCGGGATCAAGCGAAACTGGCAAAACAGCATCGGGGGTAATGGGCAAATCAAACATAATATCCTCGCAAGGTGGTGGGCAGAGCGAGTATTATATCGGATAGGTTCAGCCGTGCAAAATTCGTGCTTCATAGTGCTGCCCTGCGTTTCTGCGCGAAGACCAAATCATGAAAAACCTCCTTGCGATCCAGACTGGCTTGCCGGTAGGCCATGACCAGTTCGTGTTCAGCGGGGGAAACCCGAAGCAGCGTGCCGCCGTCCGCTTGGCCTGCGTGCTGGCCACCTGTCAGCGCGGCATGCAATACCTGAAACGCCATGTCCACAGCTTGGGCAGACATGCCGTTGTTGGGCGTATTGGCATTGGCCGCGCCGATGTCGACCACGGTGGCGGCAGGCAGGGTAATGGTGGATTGCTGCGCCTCCGGCACTGCCCGCGCAAGCGGTGGCTTCGGCACGGTGGTTGCTCGGGTGCCGGTACTTAAATACGTGGCATCGGCCCCGCAATCAATGAATGCACGCAACACGCCTTCCGAAATAGGATAAGTGCCGCGTTCATATCTGCCCCACATTTCCCGCGAGGAGCCGCACATATCAGCCATTTCGCCCTGACTTTTGCCAAGCCGCTTGCGTTCTACTTTGAGCCGATGGGTCAGGTCGGCAGGAATAAGCGATTCTCTCATTGTCGTATACGAAGTCATGTGCCACAGTGTAATAGGTAGCGAATTATTCCACAACACGCCGTATGAAACAAGGTTTTTGCCTAGCAAACCATAAAAAATCAAAAATACAACAAATGACGCGCCTAAAATCGAATCGGGTTGTGCTTCTTCAGAGGTATTCAAAAAAATATCACATTAATCCCTCTTTTTTTCGGTTTGCGCCACCACCAGATCGTGAAAATCAGCCTTGCGTGCAACGCTCGCCACGCGGTACGCCAACACCAATGCATACTCGGCTGTCGTCAATGCCAGCGGGGCATCATTGCCATACTGCGCAATGTGCGTGCCGATTGCCAATGCAGCCTGCAACAGGGCAAATGCAGCACCTGTTGCCTCGGCAGTGCTTTCCTTTTCCTGCGCTAGCTGCATCGTCAACGCCTGCGCATGGGTTCCCGTCCTCAGAAAATCGGCATTCGCTCCCTCTGCCACAAAAGCTCGAAAAACACTGCCCGGCATCGGAAATGCACCCCGTTCGTAGCGCCCCCACATTTCGCGTGATGCGCCACACAATGCCGCGATTTGGTCTTGGGTCTTGCCCAGCCGTTTCCGCTCTACTTTAATCCGATGTGCTTGGTCGGTTGGCACGGGCGCATCATTCATGTGGTCATGTCGGGGAGATAAACAGGATGTCTGGCAATAGGTCGCAATTATTGCACAATGAGTCATATCTTTCAACAGTCGCCAAAAAATTCTAAGTTAACCGGCGTTTTCCTCGGAAAAAGCGTTCTCGGTGCGATAAAAGTGTCATTTGTCGAAATTTATTTAATTTCCGTGTTGCGTATGACTCTTTTTGCCGGTATGCTAGTACCTGGTGCATTCAAAAACCCACGCACAAATGTATCTGCCACGCAGAACAAATCGTACCTGCATGGCAGTGTAAGGGAAATGGTTGCATCGACGGTGGCAAGGGCCGAAAGCTTACACCATGGGTCAGTAAGCCCTTGCACCCGTCCCATAACTTGAAACATTTGCAATACCCCATTGCCCGAAGCAGCTAGCCAAGGCATACCACAGGGGCCGCGCCACAAGCGTTAATGAACACAGTTCAAACCAAACTACCGAGATTGAAAAATGCTTAACCAGAAACATACATTGCAACATGCCACCACGCACCACCCACGCCACATGGGCCGGTCACATCCGGCCAGCCATCGCCCGGCCCACAGCCCCGGCCAGCACTCGCAACCCCGGCGCGCAGCGGCCCGGCACCACGCCCCCGCCGCCATGGCCCGCCCGCGTTACCGGGGCATGGCCCTGAAACTGTCCGGCGTGCTAACCCACTGCCGCACCATGCGTTACCAAGCGGCCCGCTTGCTGTGCTACCTGAAACGGGCGCGCCGCAGCCTTGGCCACAACCCGTGCCCCTGATTAACAAGGCTGCCCAATCAGCAGCCTTACCAAGCGTAGCAAAGCGGGGCCGGTGGCAAAAATCTATCTCTCCAGTTAGCCCACCGCCACCGGTTCCCGCTCCCCTTATCACCCGACCGTACCAGCCAACCCCGAACGATCAAGGCACCGCGATGAACAAGCAACCGAGCTTTATAGACTTGCAACTCATACACAAAGCCCTCACCGCGCAATCTGCAAAATTGGCGCGGCAGATAGAGCAGGAATACCAACGTCTGACTGGCACGGAACCGCGTTTCTCTGCCTTTACATCAGCGTGCCGCAGCATCTTTGCCGTAGCGTCTGGCGACCCGATTCCCACCGGTTTTACCGCCTTGCTCGAAGTATTGACAAGACAACGCGATGGCAGCGTGGAACTGGCCAGCATGGATCAGGAAATGTGGCAAAAAACCCTTGACCTCTCCGAAACCACCCCCGGCCGCAGCGAGCACGAAACCGCCCTGGCCGAACTCGATGGTCTGGTCAGCGCCCGCGCCGCCCTGTGGCGCGAGCAAAGCGCCTTGGGTGAACTGTTGCAAGCGATGCTGAACGAACACGGTTTACCACTGTCCACCGCTGCCCATCCACCACCATTGGCCAATTAACCCGGCAACCGATCCTTAGTCTCCTCTACGACAAGGTTTGATGGGGGGATGGCGAACAGAATGGCCTGCTTGGTGTGCCGTGCCAAACTGGCCGTGCCAAACTGTCCACGTCGTCACCCCCATTTTTTTGAACCCGATTGACATCACCGCCCGGCCAACTCATGCCAACCACGCAACCCATGCAACCCATGCAACCGATACTGACCCGGCTCAAAGAAGCCCAAAACCTGATGCCCAAAGCCATGCCGCGCGCCACCAGCGGTGCAATGATCCTGACCTTGCTGGTGTGGAAATGCCTGTCCGATGCCTGGCAACACCGGCCCACCCCAAGCCACAGCACACCCGCCACACTGGCCAGCACCCTACAATTTCACCCCGACTGCCTGTTTAGCGCCTGCCACAGTCCCGATCTACGCCAATTCGGCAACGCAATTCGCACCAGCCTGTATGGCTGGATGGCAGCGCAGCCCGACCACGCACTGAACGATATCCTGCTGCCGGAACGCTTCGGCTACCAAAGCGAATTTGCCGCCCAACTGTTCGCCACCCCGGTGCTGGCCAGCCTGATGACCATACTCGGTGCTATCCGGTATCAACCCAAAATGCCACTTGGGCCACTGGTGGAGCGCGCCATGCTACAGCTTGGCTTGCAGGAAGACGGCGCACCGCCCCGGCTGGCACAACTGGCGGCGCAACTGGTACAAGTGTTTCCGCATGAAACCATTCTTGACCCGCTGTGCGGTCAAGGGGATTTACTCATGGCCTGCGCCACCCAACTGGCGCAAACCACCCAAAGCGCCGGGGAACCGGTGCAAGCCAGTCTGAACCTGTATGGCCAAGACCCCAACCCGGAACAGCTCGCGCTCGCCAAGCTGCGCCTGTTGGCCCATGGCTACCCGCCCGCCAACCTGAGCCGGGGCCGCTTTTTGGATGCGCCGCTAACCATGCCACCACTACAGGCACTGCGTAGCGCCGATATCGTCCTAAGCGCCATCGGGCCAGATTCAGCCACGGCGGCACATGTCGCAAGATCAACACCCGAGCGCTTACCCGCTGCCGCTGGCATCTTTGCCCAGCGCTTTCCGCATGGCCTGCCCGAGACGCCCGAACTGGCGCACATCTGGCACGCCATCGCCTGCGCCCGCCCGCACAACGCCCGCATTGCCCTGATCGTGCCCGCCAGCGTGCTGGCCGATACCCGCGCCCAACCCTTGGTGCAATACCTGCTAAGAAACGGGTTATCTGCCGTAATCGATCTGCCGCCCTCGCTGTTACCCTGGAGGCAGGATGGCGCGCTGCTGCTGCTGATCTGCATCAAACAAGCCCAAAGGCGGCACGTTAGCTTCATTGTTCCGGCTCAGTCAAACCCAAACCAGAGCGGCTCTACCAATGCGCCGATTGCGGCTGACCCGGATGCCGATCTGACCCGTGACCCCGACCTTCAGCCCGATATTCATGCCGATATCCATTCCGATATTCAGCCCGATATTCAGCCCGATCTGTCGCAACCGGATTACCCGGCCCGTTACGATGCCAAAACCATCTTGCATGCCTGGTACGCCATCCAATCGCGCCACAGCCACCCCAACGTGCGCACGATTAGCCATAGCAGCATCGCCCACCAGCAGTACAGCCTGAACTGGCGCGACTATCCCGCCGCCAACCAACAACCTTTGGACAACCTGTGATGAGCGCCTTTCTGATCCAACTCGATCAAGCCCAAAAGCGCCTGCCGGTTGGCTTGCCGCAAACCATCGGAGCTGATTTATTAGTCACGCTTCTGATGTGGCAACAACTCTCGGTGCGTTACCGGGTAGAAAGCAAACTCGTATCCGGCCAATGCGCCGGGCAAACCAGCGTCGTGGCCGATATGCTCAGTGCCATCCCGATTCCGTTTTCGCCCGAATGCCTGTTCGATGCCTGCCAATGGCGGCAAGATGACGCTGGCAGCGCGATTCACCAAAGCCTGTTTACCCTGTGTCAGCAACAACCGCAGCTTGACCGTATCTTTCGGCCCGAACGCTTCGGGCCGGATGCCCCATGGGCAGCACTCTTTGCCGATAACAGCATTTGGGCCGACATCATGCAACTGCTCGGCAGCATCCCCGCCACCCCCTTTCTGTCCGCCGGAACCGTCTACCAGCAAGCCATGGCACACCTGCTACCCAAAGCCCACCCGTTGCCCGCCCATCTGGCTAAACTCATCGCAACCTTGTTGGCCCCGCTGCGCAGAAACAGCGTATATGACCCCGCCTTTGGCACCGGTCAACTGCTGTTTGCCGTATTAGCCTATGTCGAAGCCCACAACCGCACCCATTTACTGCGCCTGCGTGGCCAAACCACCGACCCCGACCAATGGGCGTGCGCCGCCCTGTACCTGCTGGCCAAAGAAATCGATTATCACCAACTCCAGCGCGGCGACACCCTGACCGCGCCACTCCTGAACAGCCTGATCCACTCCCCCGGCAGCCCTGTCGAAACCGCACAACTATTAAAAAGTGACCTGATCCTGTGCCAATTGCCCGAGCAAGCCACCGAATGGGATTATGCCTTTGCCCGCTTTGATACTTGGCAACGCTTCCCGGTACAAGTTCCGCAAGATGCCAGAATCGCGCTGATCTGGCACATGCTGGCCAGCCTTGCCGAAAACGGGCGCATGGCGCTGGTGGTGCCACAAAACCTGATCCACGATCCCGACGCCCAAGTACTCTGGCGCTATGTGGTGCAGCACCAGCAACTCGATACCGTGATCGAACTGCCGCGCCAACAGGGGCAGTCTGCCCCACAGCCCCTGATCCTGCTGTTGCGCGGCCAAAACACCGCCAAACAGGTGGCCTTCATCCATCCGCGCATCCCGGCTCTGCTCGGTGCGGGCATTGCCCCACCTCGCTACGACGCCCACTCCATCAAACGCGCATGGCAAGCCAGTCAGGTGCAAGGCCAACACCCGTATTTGCACAGGGTAGGCAACGATAACCTGGCCGCAAACGAATATAGCCTGTTGTTGGCCGACTATGCCCCACCACGCCACGCGGCAGATGCGGGCAACAGCCCACCGGAGAGCGGTGGCGGCAACAGTGGCAGTAGAAGCAGTAGCAGCAGAGGAAGTAGTAGCAGTGGTAGTAGTAGCAGTGGCAGTGGTAGTAGCAGTGGTAGTAGTAGCAGTGGCAGTGGTAGTAGCAGTGGTAGTAGCAGTGGCAGTGGTAGTAGCAGTAGCAGTGGTAGTGGTAGTAGCAGTGGTAGCGATAGCGATGCTGGTAGCACCGCCCGTGCAGTATGGCGGGCATTTGGCACCAATCCGGTTCCCGGAACCGGTGTGGTGCCGGGGGGAAGTTGGCAAAAAAAGCCCGTGTGAATTGGGCAGCGGTGCCTCAATCGGCCAACCTTCCCCATTTTTTTGAAGACAACCCACTATGAACCGGTTAGCCCAAACCTTGCGCAAAACCGATAAAGATCACCCATTCTAAGGAGATAACGATGTCCGCCTTGGCCGAACCAAGCACAACCCCGCCAAACGAAATGCAAGAACACACCCAGCGCCAGTACCAATGGCAACAGCGGTGGCAACAGAAATTAGTGCCAGCGCCACGCGCCAGCCTGCCCACCAACCCGGAAAACCCGGTCAGGCCACAACCCGCTACCGCCGCAGCGAATCCCGCCACGGGCCAAATCATCGTTCTCACAGGCGATGGACTGGGCAAATCGAACACCGCTTTCGGCATGGGCATGGCGGTATTGGCGCAAAACCGACCACTGGCGGTAGTGCAATTTCTGGATACCCCACAAAACAGCCCGGCGCGCCAGTTTTTGGGGCAGCATGCGCAGTGCGTTTTTGAGACCTTTGGCCGGGGCTGCACCTGGAACAAGCAAGACCGCATGCAGGATACCGATTTAATCCGGCACGCGTGGCAATACGCCACAGAAAAAATGCACCAACCTGATTTGGCCATGCTCATTCTGGACGACATCAACCTGATGCTGCATCACAATTACCTGAATATCGATGCCGTGCTACGCGGTTTGCAGCAACGCCCGCCACAGCTCACCGTGCTCTTGACCGGTCGCCATGCACCGTTTGAACTGAGGGACATCGCCGATATCTGCATCGAGATGCGTGACATGAAAGCCCCCAGCGCACCGCGCTCGCAACGGTAGCCTTGTGAACACCCGCCCCTTCCAACGCTCATCCCTTACCGTTTTGCTCAAGGACTGACCATGCGCCGTTCCCTGCCACTTCTTATCTGTCTGACTACCCTTTTGCTGGCCATGGGCGTGCGGCTTGCTCCGGCCATCAGCCACGCCCATCAAAACCAACCACCGCACCCCGGCCCAAGCCCGATGCCCGCGCTACCACTGTTACCCCCCATCGGACAAGAACGGCTCGACTGGACACGGCTGGACGATCTATTGCAGCAGCCCGGCAGCCAGTGGGCCAATCCCAAGGGCGCAATTGCTTCCCTGATCCGCGCGCGGCTCGCGCCACAATTGCGGCAACAATGGCCCAGCAATGGCCCGCATCAGGATCAAGCCAAAACCTTCTTATTGGCGCAACTGTCCGGCCTGCCTACCGAAGTGCTGGCAAAGCTGACCGTATTGGACGATGCCGGTTTGCTGCGCCTGCCATGCCGCCGCGCCAACCCGCCCGAATTAACCCTGTCCGAAATTTTGCTCACCCGTGCCGCGCAAGCCGATGTTGCCTTGCCGGTGTTTGATTTTCTGCTGCAACAAAGCAGCGTCACCGGTTTTCATGATGCCGACTTATTGCAAACCGTCATCGAACACGGCAACACTGCCAAATTGCAACATGCGCTCGATGCCGGGCTTGACCCCAGCAAATGGGATACGCTTGGTTTGGCCAAGAGCATGGGCCGCCCCGATATCAGCCAAATTCTGCGCGTGGCCTTGGCCAAGCGTGGCAAGCCAGTAAAATAGCATCGCAGTGGCAAGCCAAATCGCCGTGCCGCATCGCATTCCACTTTTTTACCCACCCTTAAAGGAAAAACACCATGGATTTATCCAATATGACCCTTCTTGAACTGCAAGCCCTGCAAAAGCAAGTACAAGCCGAATTGCCGCGTAAGCAACAACAAGCAATCAACGATGCACGGCAGCAGATACTGGCGATTGTCCAGCAAGTCGGCGTACCGCTTGAAACGGTGTTGGGCGGTCTGACCACCGGTTCGGGGCGGGTCAAATCGGCCAATCCGGTGGCGGTGCGCTACCGCCATCCAGAAAAGTCAGACTTGCAATGGACAGGACGCGGACGCGCCCCGTACTGGGTGGTGGTGTGGGAAGAACAACACGGTTCGCGTGACGGGTTAGAGGTACAACCAGCGGCCAACCCGGCATAAAACACAGGCCAGCCACCGCGTCAACCGCGCCATACGGTTCCTTTACCGCACCTGAGACAATTCGCGCTGCACCGCCTGCCGAATCGCCTTCGGTGCCGTCTGCTGGGTGCGCAACAAAGCATCCTGCCGCATGGCGCGCACCCGGTGCAACACCCCCGGCATATTCAGTTGTATCGGCGTTTCTGGATTCTTGGCATTCCAGTCATCGCGCCAAGCCCGTGCTTCGCGTACCCTATCCGGGTCATCTTGCGCCATACCCTGCGCCATATGTTCCTGAATCTGGTTGGCACGCAGCCGGGTTTGCGCAATCATGTTTAATGCTTGCCCCTTGGCATCCTGAATATTGGCGGTGCTGTTCGGCTGAAACCCGGCCAGTTTCATGATGGCTTCGGGCACCGTCACCGGGTTGACCTGATAGCCGCGTGCATCGTTATACTGGCCAGTGGCCAGCATATCCACGCCCTTTTGCAGGTTGCGTAGCGCTTGTGGTGCCACATCCAGCGCCGCCCCGGCCACATCCCCGCCCAGCAGCTTGCCGCTGCCGGTAAACACCCGTTTGGCAATATCCCCGGCAGGCCCGGCCAATTCCCCGATGTCACTGGTATACGATGCCTTTTGCGTCAATAACCCGGTGCCGGGCAGCAAATTGCCCATACCCAAACGGCCCGCCACATCAATCGGCATGCCGGGCAGGCTCGATACCCCTTTTAATACAAAGTCTGCCGCGCCTTCGCCCAACACCTCGGTTAAAAAAGCCTGCTTTTGCCGCTTGCTGGCAAAGTTATACCCGAGCCGCTGCAAGATGCCATCGATCACATCTTCCAGATTCTTTTCAAACGGCAAACCATCCACGCCGGACAGAAAAAACAGCACGGCCACCATTAACAAAGCGGCGCGCCTGCCAGCGGCACGCTCGGCTGATCCGGCTTGCCCTGCCATGGCCATGCGCGACAGCAATTCAATGTAATTAATCGAATACTGTTTAAAGGTCAGTGCCAAGCCACCAATCGCACCGCGCGCCCAAGCCGGTTTGTTGCCGCTGTTGTACACGCCCTGGGTTTGCGTCACCGCATCGCGTGCAAACAAGGCCGGATTTTGCAACCCTTGCGCCTGCGCCGTGCGATAAGCCGCAATAAAGGTAATGCGCCGGTTAGCCAATTCAGCCAGTGCAAACATTTTGCCCCAACCAAGCGAAAGTTTAGCCACGGCATTGTTCAGCGTAGCACGGGCATTGCCCAATTTCGACCCATCCCCGGCTTGCAATGCGCCCTTGCCAGCGGCTTGCGCCCGCAAGTAATGCACCTCTTGCGGGGCCACAATCCCTTCTTCGGTGGCCCATTGCAAAGCCGCATCCAGTCGGGCATCCCCGGTTTTGGCCCGCCGTGCATCCCGCGCTGCCGTGGTTAATTGCCGCGCTGCTGCCAGCGCACCGCCAAACTGGCTCAAATACGGCAAAGTCATGGTCAAGGGCTGGGTTAAATTGACCATGGCCGAAGCGACTGAACCGCCCAAAAACTGTGCAAACATCAGCCCACCCAACAGATTCCCGCCTTGCGGGTTGCGGATATGCTCGCGCAACTGCACTGCGGCATCAATCAATTGCCCTTGCTGCTTCGGTATCTCGGTAATCGCCCGGTCAATCTCGCCCAGGTGCAGGTTACCTGCCGTCAGCCGGGCATTGGAATAGATAAACCCGGCCAACACCCGGCCCGCATCTTCCGAGAACCCGGCAATCCCCTTGCGCTCGATCAGCCGTTTCAAGGCACTGCGATTGTTCTTGGTCAGTTTTAAATAGGTTTGATACAGTTCCCGGCTCTTATCGTCGCCCAAACGATCCAGCCCCAGCATGTCACCAAACAATTCCACCGTCTCCGGGGCCACCCCGGCAAACAGTTTATAGGCTTCATCGGACACCGTGCCGTGCGTCACCTGTGCATTCGGGTAATTGGCGCGCATTTTCCGCGCCATCTTGCCCGCCTCAAAGCGCGATTCAAACAACCCAAAATACGCCTGTTCCCCGTCTTCCTGCACATACACCGCATGGCGACCAAAGCGCGACAAGGGGGCATAGCCCTTCTTCATCAAATCGATGCCACGCCCGGCCAGCTTGGCAATCTGCTGTGCGGTATCGAGATAAATCTTTTGGTTTTGCGGTTCGGCTTGCGCCAATTCCATCAGGTAATCAGTCAACAGCTTGGCCGCACCCGGCAAATTCTCGGCTGCCATCGCTGCATCACGCAATAATTCCGTTTCCTTGCCGCCCAATTTCAGCATTTCGCTAATCGTCAAATGGCTCAAACTTTGATCCACCCCGGCCCGGAATTCCCGATACAGCGCAATTTGCGGCTCCGACAAGTGAAACAGCGTGCGCAATTCCTCATCCTCCCAAACAATGCCCGCCTGCAACTGGCTTTGCTCAAACTTTTCAGCAATGATGCGGTCATGCGAATTTTGGCCCATCTTTGGCCCCATCTTTTGCCATGCCGCCTGCTGCTGCGCATCGATCACCCCCTGCCGCAATAAAATCGCGGCTTTCTCATCCACGCTCATGGCCTTGGCCCGGTCTTCCAACTGCTTGAGTTGCACCGGCACGCCATCCTCATCCCGCGCCCAAAGCAAAGTGCCCTCAAAAATCGGTGCGGCAATCATGCGCGTATCTTCCGCGCTGACTGCCTTCTTGCGCTTGGCCCCGATAATATCCCTGACCTGCTCCAGTTTCGGCAGCAGGGTCGGCGCGGCATCGGCAGCCACCACCGCATAGCGCGACACATCGCCCAAAAAGCTTTGTGCCGACTCATACACCGGGGCAAATTCGCGGTGGCGGCGCGCCAAATTGTCCATGGTTCCTATGGTTTTGTGCCACCAACTGATTTGGCCGGACTGGTTGAACAAATCACCCACCACATACCCGGCAGGCAGCCGTACCTGTGCGATGTTGTTGGCCGCTTGGTTTAACGCCCGGCCCAAGCCATGGCTGTACAGAATGTGTTGCGCCTGCCCTATATGGGTGTGTAACTCTGTGCCAAGCTGTCCCAATAGGATTCGCCCAGCCGGGCTGCGTTCTGCGCGTAAAATGGTTCCGGTGATAGCTGCTCTTTTAAGCGTTGCGCTTCCAATTTTCGCAGGCGTGTCAATTCCTGATGCCGCCAAGCGCTGGTGAAGTATGCCGGTGGCACGCTCTGCCAAGTGCCGGAAATTATCATCTGTGAATAAATCACCATCTGCTCCGGTGAAATCTCCGTACTCGGTAAAGTTGACATGGCCAATCTCAGGAACAAGGAAAGATACATAATCATACGAAGCCCTGAGCATTTGCGCAAGGTTGTGTTGATAATCACCGGTTGCCCAGCGAATGCCATGCAAGCCAATTTGCTGGGTCAATCCCGAATTAGGCTGCTTTTGTGCCGGATGGGGCCGCATGTGGTCGGTGCTGCCGAATTTGATGGCACTGGCAATCATGTTCTCCAAACGGCGCATCTGGCCAACCGGCGACAGGCCCGCACTGTCCCCCTCCAGCACCTTGCCGGTATTAAACGCATAATTGGCCAGCGCGGCATACAGCGCAGAACCGCGCGAGCTGCCCGATGCCAGTTGCGATGCATCGATTTGCAGATCGCGGCCAAATTCATACACATAGGCGTGCTTTCCATCCGGCATCGTTATTTTCCATTGCAAGCTGGCAAGGCTGCGCGCCTTGGGCGCATCCCTGTCCAGTCGTACCACTTTGCTATCAGGCAATACCTTTTGCATCACGCTGGCCAAATCCCTGGCTGATGACACCGGATATTGATACCCGTCTTGCGCTTGCCCGATACGTTGCCAGATGGCCACCAGTTGGCTGTTTGATGTGGTGTTGGGTGCGGTGTTGGGTGTGCTTTGGCTCATGGCAGGTGCCCGCTCAGGCTCACGCAGCGAAGCCTGATTAAGGGGCAAGACATACGGTGCTTGCCGCAATGCTTGCTGCGCCGCCAGTACCAAATCCGGGGCCGACAGCGCTTGCACTGCCCGGAACCAGCGCAACCGGTTCAGCGCTGGCAAGGCTTGCCCCAGCTTGCGCAATAGGGTACGCCACCATGCCAATACCTTTTGGGCAAACCCCAGTGTGGGGTTCGCCTCCAAATAATAACCCAGCGCTTCTTCGGCCAGTCGGGCCGGTGCCGTACCCAGCTCGCGCGCACGGGCAAATGCGGCTGCCACTTGCGCATTGCCCCCTTGCATCAAGGCAAACTGGCGCAACAATTGACCAAACTCCGGTTCGGTGCGCCCCATTTGCAAGGCATGATTGGCAATTTCATGCAACACCAGCCCGTACAGTGCGGCATCACTGGTATTGCTTGGGATGGCATCGGCAATAAAATAGGTGATTTGGTCAGCCGGATTATAAAACGCAACAGGTGTTGCGCTGCCGCCAGATTCAACCCCGGCAAAATGCAAAATCGCATTCGCGGCGGCTTGGTCGATAACCTGCACCCGGCCTGTGGCCAGCAAATCGGTAAAAAAGTGATCACCATACCGGGCCAGTGCCCCATTCATGGCAGCGGCCAATGATGCCGGGGTATGGCCCAATGCATCGGCTGCGGTAGTACGCTGTGATAGCTTTGGTGCCGGTGCCGTGGTCGCTTCGGTTGCGGCAGGCTGTACCGCAGGCTGCGCGGCAACACCATCAGCCAGGGTTTCCGGCGCATCAATCACCACCATGCGCGCGTTCACGCTGGTATTTACCGGCAAGTTGGCATCCATGAACGAATTCGGCGGCAGTTTTTCACTGGTGCCCCCCACTGATTCCAGCCATTCCCGAAACGCCTTGGCCTTGGCATCCTGCCCGAAAAACACCCCTTCGCCCATGATCGCCACCAGTCGCCCGCGTGGTGCCAGCAAGGTAAAAGCATGCATGACATGCTGGGCATCGCGCCGGTCAGAAAACGGCGGGTTCATCAAAATCCGGTCATAGCGCCCACGCGTCTCGGGCGAAATGTCCATAAAATCGTGGCCAACCACCGTAAAACCCTTGGCTTCCAGCAATTGCCGCCGGTCATGCGACAATTCCACCACATCCGGTTCAACACCCGCTTGGCGAATCTGTTCCGCGATATGGCCCCAGCCCGCCTCCGGTTCCAGCACCCGCATACCCGGCTCGATCCCGGCCACATCAATCATTTCATCGACAGCCGCTTCACCGGTCGGAAAAAAGTCCAGTCCATCGTTGGTGCGGCCCACCATTTTGCGTTCCAACTCCCGGATTGGGTCGGCCACCTGTTGTTGGCCCTGCAAATTGATGAACTCGCGTAAGGTGGCGCGAAATTCTGCCGGGGTTTCGATACCCATGCGCGCCAGCATGGCTTGCCGCTCATACGCATTTTCAAACTGCCACGGCACCGTTACCTTGGCTCCCCGATTATTGGCCCGGCCAATCTTGGCCACCAGTTCCCGCCCAAACTGGTCAGCCAGTGAAATGCGCTTGTCGCCGTCACCTGGCCAGATTCCGCGCTCAATCGCTTCGCCCGGGCTATAAATGACCGTCCATTCCCGCGCCTTCGGGCTAAACGGAATTGCCCGGCCCCGGAACCCGCTACGGTAGATAATCGCTTCGGCTTCAGCCTTGGCGCTTGTGACCAAAGGCCCACCGCTTTGCGAAGAAAACCCCCGCACCAGATGAAGATTTTTCTTGGCAAATGCCATATAGGCGTCAGTAACATCATCGGCTTCCTTCAGAATCTGCTTACCGAGCATGCGCGTGCCATCCACTTCAAGCAAGCGCCTGCCAAGCTGGGCCAAGTCCGAGCGGTATGCAGAATAAGTCGGCCATTCGGCATAATCCGCTGCCTCAACCGTGGCCGGGCTGCCTTTCAGGTTCTCAATTTCAAAATAGGCTTTACCGCTGGCCTGCCACTGCGCCAGCAATGCCCGCTCAACCGTATTGTTCAGAAACGCCACCTGTGTTTTTTGCCGAACATGGCGCAAAAACGGCGCACTGCCATCGGTCAGTGCCGCAGCCATGTTTTTCATGGTCTGGGCCAACGCCAAAGCATGGCGCGCGGCAGAATCGGCCCGGCTGGCCATCTCGGCCCGACGCGCCGTATTGGCTTTTCGATCTTGGTTGAGCGATGCCGTGGCCGACTGTTCCAGCGCATCGGCCATTTCGCTCAGGCGCTCGGTTGCACTTTGCGTCCGGTCATCGGCGAAGGCATCGCGCCGCGCCTGAATAACGGTTTCTGCCGCCCCGGTATCGCCTGCCACCAGCGCCTTGAACGCTTTGGCCGATTCCTCGCTGCGAAATTGCCAGCCCGGAATGGCACCATGGCCGCGATAGCTGGAATAATCCCCACCCAAGCGCCGGGCTTGCACCACCAATGCCTTGAATTGGTCTGGTGACACCCGTTGCTCCAGATTAAATTGCCATAAATCATGGCCGTGTTTGGTGTGTTTGGTCTGGATGATATCGGTGCTGCCAACCGGGGCATTTGGTGCCCGCAGCACGGGCACCTTGTTCGCGCCCCGTTCTGCCTGGCTTTTTTCGGCGGTCAGCCTGTCGAACATGGCGCGCTGGGCCAAGGGCAATGACAAGCGCGCCGCCTTGAACGACATCCCATCACGCACCTTTTCCCGCATCAGCCCAATAAAATCGTCCAGCGTTTTCGGGTCTTGCATGCCTTCCAGCTTGGCAGCCTGCTTGTCGCGCAGCGCTTGCCGGTCGGCGGCATAGCGCTCAAGATCGGCCTGTGTCGTGTCTGCCACGGCTTGGTCGATTGCATTCTTGCGCGCGGTTTCCCAACTTTCATTCTTGCCGGAAAGCGTGTAGGAAAGCGTTCTTTCCCGCGCAAAGGCAAATTGTTCACGCAAGGTGCTATATAAATCCTTGACGACTTCTGCCTTTTTGTCATCCCTGTTCTGATAAGTAAATGCCGGGCCACCATAGCGCAGCAATTCATCCTTTTTCATGGCAGAGAGTTCTGCCGTGATTGCCGCTTCGTGTTCGTTAAAGCTGGCATAAGCCGCATGAAACTCTTGCAGTGGCAATTGGCCATGGCTGGCCCGCTCGAATACCTGTTCAATCGCGGCCAGGCTGTTCACGGGGCTGGCCGCTGCTTGCGTGCTGGTTGGTACGTTGGTTTGTGCGCTGTCTGGTGCGCTTGGCTGCACGGTAGCCTGTTCTGGTGCCGCTTCAACTTGGTGCCAAAACTGCCTTACCGTGGTGCCATTGTCGTATTTAATGATGCCGCTGGAAAAAATTGGCCCTTCCCCAAACAGGGAATCGACGGTGCCGCGCCAGCCACTTTCGAGCATCCTGACTCGATCCCCTTCTTTGAACGGGGCATAGCCTTCTGTGGGAATGTCATATCGGTAGTATTCGCCAACCGGCTTGTATCCTTCTGGAATCCGCAATGGCTCTTCAACTTCAGACTGGGCGGTTTCCTTTGCCGGTTCCGGTTCACTGGTTGGAATCGCCGCCGTTTCGATGGCTGGATTGGGTTGTTGGGTATCGGTTGGTGTAGCAATGACTGGCGTGACAATGGCGTCATGCTGTGGCGCTGGCTCCTGTTGTGTCGGGGCTTCAGGCGGCGGTGTGTGCGAATCGTCTATGCTTTCCGCATGATGGTACTGTAGCCATTGCTGTTCCAGCGTGCTTTCCTCGACTTTTGGAGCCTCTGCCAATGCCTGAAAAAATTGATCAACGCCTTTGTTGGCTACCCTTTTTTTCGCAGCCGCGATAGCACCTTGTGCCGTGCCATCCGTACCCAGCGATGAACCTGTGCTATTTTCAATCACATACCAACTTGCCGTGGGCGTGATGCCGCCATTCGGCTCACGCTTGGTTTGCTTGCCAACCCAGGTCGCAACACCGGGCACCAAATCCACGGGGGCGGCATTAATATACAGATTTGGCACATTGCTGGTGCGGTCAGTGGTAAAGCGGAATGGTTTTCCAATCTGCTTGGCAAACTGGTAAGCGGCTTGCAATTCGCCATCTTTCAACAAATCCAAAAGGGTGGTTTCCGGGGTAAAGGGGAGCGCCTTTGGTTTGCTGACTGGGCGGGTTTTATCATTGAAGCCGGGGTTTGCCGCAACCTTATCGCGGAATTTCTGCAAGTGCGGCTTATCAAATAGCACCGTGAATTTACCATCGCCCGGTACATCGAAGGTTACCCGGTTGCCCATGGTACGCAGCACTTCCACGGTTTTCATCAGTTCGGACACCGCTTTTTCGTTGGCGTTGGTTCGGTTAGACCGGTATTTTTCTTGGGCAGCGGCCAGATCAGCTTCAGCCAATTTGGTAGCAAGCCGATGTTCGGCAGTGCGTGCGCTTTCAGGTGCCTTGGCAAGTTCCTCGTCAATTTTCGCCAACAGATCGGCCTTGGCCTGTTTCAGGTTCATTGGCGTATTGGCGGCAGACTTGGCAATGGATTCCCCAATTACTGCCGGTGTTGCCGGTTCTACGCGCCCGGCTTCGACATGTGCCGCCCCATTCCCCGCCACAGCGTTGTAATCCTGGACTTGGCTCGTTTCAAGGCTTGGTTCGGCTTGCACAGCGTTGCGCACCCGTTCCACCGCTACCCGCAATGCATCCTTGCTGGCATACAAGGTAGGCACTATCATGAACTTATCGGTTACACCCTTGATCAAACCCGGTTCTTCCAGTATCAGCGCATTGGGCAGACCAGTCCGGTCATAGGTTATACGCGTCAGCTTCGCCTCACCGAGTGTGACCGTATCTGCACCCGGCTTAAAATTCAACAACCGGCGCAAAAACGCATCATTTTTTTCCTGCCGCGCCGCTGCCTTTGCCGCTTTTTCCCGCGCCACTTCTGCCAATTGTTCCGGCGTGCGGGCATCAAGCACCGCCTGCGCCACCCGTGGCGCTGCATTTTTCTGCCACCCGAAGAAATCCACCAGTGCCTTGTCATACGCCCGGTTGCGCGCATCGGCTTGTTTTGTGTTTATTTTTGAGCGCCCGGCCACAAACGCACTGTACGTACCCGAACGCACTCGAATTACCTTGCGCGTTTCGAGCAGATACTCATTTTTGAAACGGGAAATCGCCGCATCAAGCGCCGCTTGTTGCGCTTCTGTCATCACCAACTTTTTCGCAGCGTCATAGGTGTTCTGCACCACTTTGACAAATTCATCCCGATCCCCCTGCGCACGCTGATTCGGATGGAGGCTGATGCCGGAATAACTTCGTTCGGACTCTGCCAGCGGATAGTCATCTGGCGACACTATCGTTCGCCCAATCGTCTCTTGTGAATGGGTGCCAGCTTGTGGTGCTGAAGCCTGCGGGTTCGCCGCCCCTTGTATCAGGTCGGCAGTGTTCGTGGGTTCCGGCGCGATACCGGGTATTGGGTGAGTGACTATTCCCTTGTCCCCCCTTTCATTCACGGGTTGGGTTAACGGGTTGGGTTCAACTGCCGCATCAGCAAAGTAGGATGCCGACTTGGCCGGTTGACTGGTGCGGTCGGTATCACTTGATCCGCTCGCTGGCGCGGTAACCGGTTCGGTAGCGGGCCGATTGGCCTGTACCTGCCCATCCACCGCCCGAACAAATCCTTGTGGTATCGGCGGCTGTGCCGCTTCGGCAGGCGTGCTGCTTGCCGGGGCCGGTTCAGCGTGCAAGCCCCGGCGGGCCATTTCCTTGTCGATTTTTGGCGCACGCGGGCTATCGGCTAACACCTGTTTCGCTTGCCGCAACTCATCATCGCTCATGTCCTTGACGGTTTTGCGGTTCAGTGCTTGCCGGGTAGTCAGTTCCTTGGCCGGTGCCGGTGCAGCTTGGGGCGCTGGCACCGCATCCGGCAAGGCAGGCGTAGCGGGTGCGTTTGCCACGCTGGCCGGTTCCGCATTGGCGGTGTCGGCAGGCAGCAATGGCGCGGGACTTTCCACCCGGGCGGCGGCTGGCTCGGCATTGGCTTCCAGTGCTGGCGTGCGGGCGGGTTCATTGGCCACCTGTTCTGCCTGTTCTGCCTGTTCTGCCTGTGCTGGCTCCTGCGCTTGCCCTTGCGCCAAGCGCGCCATCTGTTCCAGGTAATACGCCTTTTGCGCGCCATTCAGCCTAAAGATTTTACTCGAACCCTTTTTGTGCAACAGATTGCCCTTGGCAGTGCGCAAGCGCATGCCTTGCGCAATCGCGTTATCGACTGCCTGCAAATTCGGCTGCACGGTTTTGTTATGGGTGGCGGGCCTGCGCTCCGGTACCGGGTCAATCAATTCATTCGGCAGCGCCCGAACCGGTACGGTGGCCAACTCGATTTCATGTCGATCCTGCGCCGACAGGCTGGGGTCGGCGTAGCCGGATAATTGATACAGCTTTTGCAGGGCAGCGACTTTTTGCTGCGGGGCAATTGAATGATCATTAATCACTTGCTGGCGCAAGGCGGCGCGCTCGGCCTCGCTGCGGGTTTGCCGTTCATGCGCCACAATGGCATTGGTAATATCAAGTTGCTGCCGTTCCTGTGCGGCCCGTGCTTGTTGCGCTTGCTGTGCCTGCGCCTGCCGCTCGGCTTGTTCCTCGGCCAGCAGTTGCGCCAGTTCTGCCTCTTGCTGGGCCTGCTGTGCTTGTTGCGCCTGTTGTGCTTGCCGCGCCAGCGTGGCGGCGGCTTTTTGTTGCTGTTCGGCTTGCTCTTGTGCCAACAGGGCTTGGTAGTCGGCTTGTTGCTCGGGCGGAATGGCGGTGCGTTGCTGGCGCGCTTGGTTCAGGGCTTGGTATTCTGCCGTTTCTTCCTGCGTCAGGCGGCGGCCTTTGATGGCCGGGACGGTTTGCAGATTACCCTGTTCATCGCGTACCCGGCTGGCCAAACGGCCATGGCCAAGCGCTACCAGTTGAGCCATGCGGGCGTCGATTTCGTCCAGCGACAACGGCGGTGCGCTGTTTAACGGCAGGTCGCCCGCATCGGCGGTATTTTTCGCGGGGGCGCTACTGGCGGCGGGTTGAATGGTTGCCGTTGCCTGTTGCCCGGCATTGGCCGCCTGTGAGAGTGGGCCACTGTCCGGCAATACCACGGGCGGATTGCTGCGCTGCGCCGGGTTGCTGGTGCTTGGGTTGGCCGGGTGATGTCTGCCTTGCAAGGCACCCATGCCTGCCCCCATTACGCCACCGGTTACCAAGCCGGTGGCGGCGGCATTGGCCACGCCGTGCATTACATCCGGTTCACCCTGCGCCAAATTGGTAAAGGCTTGTTCTTGCGCCGATTGCGGCAATTCTTCCAACACGCCTTCACTGAATAATTCCTTGCCTACCCGTGCCGCAAGGCTACCGCGCACCCCGGTCGATCTGGCCCCGGTGGCAATGTGGGTGGCGGCATCGCCCAACAAGCGCCCGGCACCATAGCCAATGGAACCGGTCAATGTACCGGCAGCGATGGCAGGCAAAGCGTAATCGGCATAGGCACGGCCAGCGGCTTGCGCATCATCGGCAATCTGCCCGGCAGCCTGTGCGCCTTCGGTGGCCGCACCCAAGGCCAACAGCTTGTTCCCGGCAGCATCCACTGCACGGCTGGCGGCTTGGCTACCAAGATCGGTTGCCAGTGCGGCACGTCCGGCTTGGCTGGCAGTTTGCCCGGCTGCGCGCGCGCTGGCACTGGCGGCGGCCCCTTCACCCGTGGCCAAGGCGGCTTTGGCGGCAATGCCACGCGCCACCGCATTGCTTACGCCCATGCCCGCCAGCATGCCGGGGGCCGATTCGGCGATGCTGCCCAGTATCGAACGCGGATTTTGCAGCGAGGCAGCAAGGGTATCGACAAAGCCATCGGCATGCTGCACCTTGTCATCGGCGGCTTTTTGGCTGTCGGACAGGTAACTGCCCAATATCTCATTGGCGGCCTTCGGGTCATAACCGGCGGCGCGCATGCCCTTGCCGACTAAACCACCGGTAGCCAAACTACCGAGGCCAACAGCAGAACTGCCCAAATCCACCACACCTTGCGCCAGTTTGATGCCGACATCGCCCGCCGTGCGCAGTACTCCGGCTTGTTTAACGGGTGGCTCGGGCAGGGTAACGCCCAATTGTTTGGCCAAGTCGTGCTTGTCCAGCATCGGGTAATAGTTTTGTTGAATCACTTCCAGGGCCGATTGGTCATCCAACCCGGCCAATTCCGGCAATTTGTAACGTGCTTGCGCTAAATTCATTGAATAATCCTTGATAGCGTGTTTATTGGGTAATCAGTTGGGTCATGCTGCCGTTGCTTTGCTGCAATTGCTCAATGCGTTGGTTAATGGCCGTGCCGATGGCCATCATGGCTTGGGTATTGGCCGGGTCTTGCGGATTAAGCTGGCTGATTGATTTGCGCAGTGATAGCAAAATCGGGTCATTGCGCACATCGATTGCGCCCGCTGGTGTGGCAGCGGGTGTAGCAGTGGGTGCAGGCCGGATACCGCCGACTGATTTGATAATGGGTGCGGCCACAGGCGCGGCAGCGGCGGACGTGGCCGGGGCGGTGGTCGGGGCAGTGGCCGGGCCAGTGCCGGGCAGAGTCAAACCAAGCGGATTGCTGCCAAGCGGCGCAGCTTGCCCCGCACCTTGCAGCAGTTGCCGCCTTTGGCCAGTCAGGGCCGCTTGCCGCACCAGCAGCGGATTGGATTTGCCATCCTTATCCGTTTCTTGCCATGTGCCGCTGGCTTGGGCTTGGTTAATCGCTTGCGCCAGTTGATCCTGCTCTTTTAAAACACTTTGCAATTGCAGGCGCTGCGCCGGGGCCATGGTGTCGATGCCCAGCAGGGTGGCTTTTTCATCCGGGGAAAGTGGCCTGCCCAATGCCTTTTCTTTGGCACCAATCAAGCCCGGTGCCGTGCTGGCGTTAAACTGTTGCATGGCCAGCGACAAGTGGCCGTTTTGAATCGCCCGGCTGGCGGCGGCATCTTTGGCATGCTGCGACAATTGATCGCGCCCCAGTTGCGCGCTATCAGCATAGTGTTGCCGCATCATCTCGGTTTGGCGCGTTTTGTCGATATGGGCCAGTTGGTTGTTCATGTCCAGCATTTGGTATTGCGCCTTGGCCACATCCATCACGCTGCGCGAACCATCGGCATTTTGCACCGTAACAAAATGGGTTGGCACTGGCTGGCCATTGATTTGGGTGGTGCCGGGTTCGCCCTTGACGATGCTGGCCCCGCGCATCAGGCCGCTTTGGTTGTAGTGGGCGATGCCGTCTTCATAGCGGCCCTGCGCCATCAGGGTGAGCGCATCGTGGATGCCTTCGGATTGCATCTTATTTAACGCGGCCACGCTGGTGCTGTAATCCTGCGCAGAAAGCGTGCCGCGTGCCAGCTTGCCGTTCAAGAACTGGCGTTGCTGATCGAGCATGTTATTGAAATTGTGCGGGGCCGGAATGCCGCCGGGGCTGGCAGGCAGGGCGGCGCTGATGCTGGTGGAATTGGGGCCGCTTTTGCTGCTATTGCTGGCCGGGCTGGCTGCCGGGCTTGGGCTGGTGCCTGCGCTGGTGCCTGCGCTGGTGCCTGTACTGGTGCTTGGATCATTGGCCGGGGTGCTGCCGTCGCCCGTGGGCGCAGCCGTGGGCAAGCCACCCACGGCTGGCAGCACGGCGGGTGATGTCGCGGCTTGGCTGGCTTGGCGTGCCAGTTCCTGACGGCTGGCGTCATCCTCTGAACGGGTTTGGTTTTCTCGCTCCCAATCGCGCCGTTGTTGGTTGCGCGCCTGTTCGGTGAATTGGTTGTCTTGCTCTTGCCTTTGGTCAGCCTTGGCGCGCCGTGCATCGTCATCCACGCGCCGTTGCTGGTCTTGGTAGCCTTGGTAGGCGGCGGCGATGCCGCTCCAGTTGAGTGCCATATGTTAAATCTCCAAAATTGGGTTGGTTTCGCCTGTGCTGGCCGGGGTGGTGCTGCCACCGCTGCCGCCAGTGCCAAAAATCCCGCCCACCTTGTCCCAATTGACTTTGGACAAGCCACCCACCACGCCATTAACCAGTGAACCGATACCGGCGGCGGTTTGGTTGCCTTCGTTGAAATTGGCGCGGGCCAGACTGGAAGCGGTGCTGGCGGCATTGGCGAAGCCGGTGGATGCGTTGGCGACTAAACCTCTGCCCAGGCCAGCGGCATCGAGTTTTCTGGCGAAAGCTTTATCGCGCACCCGTTCGCGCGCCAGATTTTGCTCGGTGGCGGCCATGGCGGCACCGTGCAGTTCCAGATTGGTGTGCGCGGCTTGGGCAGCGGCGGAGGATGGATCAAGGCCGGGTGTGCGCATCAGGCGGGCGCGGGCCAGCCCAAGCTGGCTGGACACAGCGGCTTGTGCTTCGCCTGCGGCACGTTCATAGCCTTGCGCGCTGTCGTATTGCTGTGCGTCACTGGCCAGACTGTGTTCCAGCGGGCGAAACGTGGTTTTATAGTCGTCGAATTGATCGAGTGCAATCTGGCCCTGATACGCATTGGCATCAATGGCTTTTTGATTGGCATCTGCCGCTTTGCTGGCGGCTTTGTTGGCGGCGACACCTCCGACGACGGCAGAGGCAACGGCTGCGGCTGCGGCCCAGGGCATATCAGGCTCCTTCTATTAAGGTGTGGTCGATTTGGGCAACATCGGTAATGTCCGTGGCGTGAATGCAAAACCACACGATGCTTGTTATGGCGGTAATGGTGTGAACCGCATGCGCCCGGATCAAAATGCAGCTTCCGGGCGGGTAGTCGGTGGTGTGGCCGTCTACCGTTACCTGCGCATGGCCGACTGCCAGAATCGAAAGGTGATCGAAGCTGTGTTTGTGGCTTTGCGCGAAGTGCCCGGCGGGCAGGTGCATTTGTTTGGCGTACACGTTGCGGCCAAAATGGTGTTGGATGGCAAGATCAAGCATGGGGTGTGTCCTTGAACAGGTCGGTTTTAATGCAGACGATGAGGGCAAGCCGGTCTTGCCCGGACTGGTTGTGGACGCTGTGCGGCACGCTGTTGTCGAACCAATAGCAATCCCCGGCTTGGGCGTGGATGTCGCCATCGGGGAAAGAAAACACGCTGCCGGGGGCGTTTTGCAGGGCGATGTAAAACTTGTCGTAGTAGCGGGCGTGCCAACTGTGGTCGGTGTGGCGGGCGATTTGGCCACCGGGTGGCAGTTTGGTGATCAGAATGCCGCCCAGCCGTTCGCCTTGCACTTCGTGCATCAGGCCAAACACCAGCGGGGCCAGTTCGGGCAGCGCATACCAGGCGGGATACCACACCGAATCGTGTTCATCGTTAAAGGTGGGGCCAAGATTGCGGTAGTCGTTGTAGCGTAGCCAGATGTCCGTCGCTTCGCGGTGGGGCGAGTTGGGGGCGCGGGCGCGGTCAGGGTGTTGGCCGAACAGGTGCGGTTGCGCGCCAAGGGCGGCCACTACCGGGGCCACTGGCAGGGAGTGCAGCAGGTGGTGAAAGTGGGGCGATGAGGTGAAATTGGGCATCCGGTTCTCCTTGGGTTGGGGACGGATGGCATGGTAAGTTTGGTTTGGAAAAATCTTGGAATTTTGTTGAAACGCTGGGTTTTGTTGTTTTTTACAAAAAATAGTTAGGGGATGCGATTGGAGTGTTGGCCTTGCCGTGCCAGCTCAAAAACGTAAATGGCAGATTGGTTGCACTATCAGGTCGGACACGCGTGCAACAATTCAAGGTGACAACAAATATGTATAGAAATAAATGTTGACCGATGGAAATCATTCGGGGTAGTATACAAACACCGATTCTTGATCATCGAAAGGGAATTTATGTATCCGTGCGCATCCGTAGCCTCGTTTACCGTTTTGGTAAGCCTTGGAGTTTGCTCCAACACGATGGCAGCTCAAACAACCAAGCCTCCCGCCATTCCGACGCCGCCTGCTCCGTTACTCAATGCTCCAGCTGACAAGGCTTCAGAATGGCTTTTTAACAGTGGGCAATCGTTTTCGTGGTCCATCTTCCAAGCTGATAAAAAAGCAACCTACGTCATTGTCGTGAGTGAGAAAATTGATTTCGCAGGCTACCGTGATACCAATGGTGTTGGTACTTGCGATAATTCGTGTGTTACGACGGTGGTCAGAACCAACTCTGCCAGTAAAACTGGCTTGTCAAATTTTTGGTGGAAAGGGCGGGATTATTTCTGGAAGGTAAAAACAATGACTTCGACCGGCCTCGTCGGCCCATGGTCAAATAGTTGGCGATTTTCCCCAACTTCTCACCCCGGAATATCGAGCGCAGCCTACAATACTGTTATGGCGGGAAGTGATGCCCCCGCGTCAATACCTGGTTCACCCTGGGTTACAGACTATTCCGGCGATGGGCCTGGCATGAAACGAACGGCAACTGTTCTTGCCACTTGGGTAACCTCCAAAGAAATTGGCGGCTATGATAAGTGGGTGAAACTTGGCAAACCGGTAATTTCCAAGGACAAGAAGACGGATATCAAAGCCTTAATGTTACTTGAAATGAAGAGGTATACCAGTTACAACGACACAGAGCGGGCAAGTACCGTTGATAGGATGATTGCACGTTATACTGGCACAATCCCCGCAGGCGAGGGGGAGATGCTTACTTTTTTGGGGATACGCGCTCAATGCAAAGAATTTGCTGACCGAATGGTGCTACAAGGTGCCGGCAAAACCAAAGTATATGGTTTGGGAAAAGAATCAGCTGGTAACTATAGGCCAAGCATGTACGCATTTAAGAATGACAATTCGCATTCTGCAATCATCACAGAAGTTCAGTGGGATGCAAATGGCAATCCATCGGGACGCATCGCGCAATCAAACGCCGGAAGCGGGTTAGCCAATCCTTTTAAGCCAACTTGGAAACATCCTGGAGGGCAAACACCATGGGAGCGTACAATTGATTTAAGTGTTGTCTCACTGAAGGAGTTCTACGCAGCCAACACTGACAAAGAGTAAAAGTTTTGCCTCGCCTATCCGATTAGCCAGCTATTTTGGAATGTTGTTTCATCGGATTAGAATGACGTTGAAAAACCCCAATCTTCACACTGCGACATACCTGTGAAATTGGGGGATTTTCCGTAAAACAACGCAAAGTTAATTTATTGGTTTTAAAATTTACTATAAAAATATTAAATAAATTATTTTTCAATTTTACTCTTTTCCGCTTGCTAAGCGGATTTTGGCTCCCCCAACATTAACCAATTGCCGCTTAGCATCGTTGAGATGCGCGCTAGGTTGTATGCGAAAAACTGAAAAAGGTTTGTGTCAAGACCCGCCTGATCACATACACGTTAGACATATAGCCTACGGTTGGATACTTGCCACAATTTTAAATCCTGAACAGATATTTGATGCCTCAAAGAACATTGCCGAATGCTTTGGTTATAATCTCGTATGTATTCGTGCAAGATGTCGATAAAGGCTTGCAGTGAAGGGAATCAGGTCTGGCCAAGTATTCTGAAATTTGGCCATTGAAGCCCCCACCTTGCCGTTGGTTTTGTGGGGCGGCATGGCGGGATTCCTTGAACAGGTCGGTTTTAATGCAGCCGATGAGGGAAAGCCGGTCTTGCCCGGACTGGTTGTGGACGCTGTGCGGCACGTTGTTGTCGAACCAATAGCAATCCCCGGCTTGGGCGTGGATGTCGCCATCCGGGAAAGAAAACACGCTGCCGGGGGCGTTTTGCAGGGCGATGTAAAACTTGTCGTAGTAGCGGGCGTGCCAACTGTGGGCGCTGTGGCGGGCGATTTGGCCACCGGGTGGCAGTTTGGTAATCAGAATGCCGCCCAGCCGTTCGCCCTGCACTTCGTGCATCAGGCCAAATACCAGCGGGGCCAGTTCCGACAGCGCATACCAGGCGGGATACCACACCGAATCGTGTTCATCGTTAAAGGTAGGGCCAAGATTGCGGTGGTCGTTGTAGCGTAGCCAGATGTCGGTCGCTTCGCGGTGGGGCGAGTTGGGGGCGCGGGTGCGGTCAGTGTGCTGGCCGAACAGGTGCGGCTGGCTGGCTATGGCGGCCACTACCGGGGCGACTGGCAGAGAATGCAGCAGGTGGTGAAAGTGGGGCGATGCGTTGAAATTGGGCATCCGGTTCTCCTTGGGTTGGGGACGGATGGCATGGTAAGAGTGACTTGGAAAAATCTTGGAATTTAGTTGTCTGCGGGCGTGCTTCGGTTGCTTAGATGCCGCGCAAATAGCAAGAAAACAACGACAGTATGGGGACTAAGTGTTTTTATTACTAATCAGTGGCAAAATGATGACTATTGCAATCTCGCCGCCGTTTTCGGTTACGATTGGTGCAAACATTCGAGCAGGATATTTTTGAGGGTTGCAAAAACTAAAATTTATATGGCGATTTTTTATTTTTTTACTCCTGTGCGTTCCTTTTAATCGGTTTTGTTATGATTTGCCAATATGCTCGCTTTTCACTAATTCAATGGAATTATTTAGAAGGTGCTGGTGATAGTTTGCAAATTATTTTGCTGTGAAATTCATACTTAAAGTTTTAAATAATTGGTAAATATATGGATGGTAATTTATGAATCAGTCAATAGTTTTGCAACTGCAAGAGCTTGCTTCAGATGATGGCGTTAAGATATCTGAAGTGTTACGAAAAGCATTAATGGTTGCAACCAAGCTTAATCTAGAAGATTTTCGAAACTGGGTTATTCTTGAATTAAATGGTTATCGGCATCACAACATGGTGCCACCTTACAGGTTACTATTTGGGAATCTCAATGTTAAAAATCCTTACCATGGGCTAGTGCGATTTTTTTTACCCCCAGATGTCGCCGAATTGGTCCAGACGCTTGAGGTAACAAGTTCCTGTGACGAAATAAATAGCTTAATAGTTTCCGATAAGCATAATGGGACTATCTGGTCATCTTTTCCGCCAGAGAAGGAGAAATTATTAATGGATTTTCAGACTCCTCCCGCCTTTGCTCCAGTGCTGGTGATTCCCGTGAATCAGTTTTATGGAATTATACAAACAGTTAGAACGAAAATATTGGACTGGGCACTTTCTCTGGAGCGACAGGGGATTATTGGAACCGGAATTACTTTTTCTGAAAAAGAAAGGAAATTGGCAATGACACACAATTCAATTACAATCGAAAATTTCCAAGGTGTTTTAGGTGATGTAAGTGGTGGAACAATTTCCCAAACGAATTCCATCACTGTGTCCCCAAATGATTTACAGTCCCTCGCTAATTTTCTTGTCGAGAAGGGGGTAGAAAAGAATGATATCCAGTCGCTAGAAATCGCTTTGCGGGCTGACCCGCCTCCAGTATCTTCAAAGCATTTTGGCCCACAGGTAAGTAATTGGATAGGGAAAATGATCACGAAAGCGGCAACGGGAGGGTGGGAAATTGGTGTGGCGGTTGCAGGGGGAATTCTCTCTGGGGCTATCTCAAAATATTATGGGTTATAAAATTATAGCGGATTAAACTTCGTAACTTTTCACAAACGCCATTGCTGGCGATTAAATTTTTTACTCCCACGTATTTTTATATTGGTAAATCTGGAGTTGATAGTGAACAATAATCATTTAAGCACAAACATCGTTGGCAATAGCAATGTAATTGGGAGCGGCAATGTTGTAAATAGCCACCAAGAAGAGCACCACCACCACCATCACTATGAGAAGCCTAAAAAGACTGCTGGAGAAAATGAAAATGGCAGCGATATGGTGGCTGTTTTGATAGGCATCTCTTTTATGGTAGCCTGGGCATCCTGGCAATTCATTAGAAATGCAGATATGGTTTATTTGGCTATTTTTGGCGCTTGGTCGGTTTCACTATTCCCTGTCGCCTTTACGGCAATAAAAATTTACAATGGTGAATATGCAGCGGACACGAATATTGTTGCCACTATAGCTTGCACTGCCGGATCAATTTTTGGCATTTTCTTAACATATCAAGGCTTTCAGGGATTAAGCCCAGCCATAATTCAGTTTGGCCATGAGTCTACCGGTGCGATGCACTTTTGGAATGGATTGACTGATCACGGGCACGGAATGGTGTTAAGAAACCTCGCTGGATGTATTTTGATAAGTTTTACTGCAACATGTATCTTCCTAATGAATATCTCTGTTTTATTGAATTTTTCATCAATTCAAAAATATATCCCTAGCGTTATTTTGAAATTCTTTAATCGATTTCGTCCATTGCCGGGTGGTGTGGCTTGCATATTTATGCTTCTTTTCGGCTGGGCATTTCAGAGTGGGTATGCATTTTCTGTACTGGGTATTTTTACGCAGTAATTAAATAACGCCTATTCATCAATCTATTCGCGGTGCAATGGCGTACTTCCTCCGTTCCGCCGCCGACCGGTTCGAGCCAAAGCAAAAAGTGATGTGCCACCCGTGCCGGTTATCCGGGCTGGGTGGCGTGTCTAAGTCAGGAGCATATCGGTGGCCAGCAGCAGTTGCTTGTGTAGTTATCAAGCCGCCAGTGATCATATACAAGTTTTAGGTTGAGCCGTCTTCCACCAGAGTGTGTTCTTTCCATTTCCTGATGGTGTGGCATGTGCCATGCAAGCTATGCCCGGCTTTAATTAGCATTCAGCCCGAATCAGGTGGGTGGTTCGGGCTTGCTGACACCGCGAGCATGCGTGACCTACTTTGTCTTTGTTGCACTCCCACCTTGCCCCTGTCCGGTCGGCTGTGATGCCGGTTTTTGGCTTGCGGGTGCGAGTGGCATTGATGCGGTTGGCATACCTTTTTGGAAGCCGGAACCCACCGTTGGCATTATGGCAGTCGGCATTCCGTCCTGTGCAATTCCCTTCTTCAAATTCATTTCATTCCTCTTTTCCAAGTTTAAGCCCACAAAAAGTGAGGTAAGTATCAGTGCTACAATGAAAGCCCCACCCGATAATATATTCGACCACTTAATGAATACATCAAGTGGGGATTTCCTGTTTTGCGAATTAACATCGCCATGAATCAAATACGCTTCAGCGTATTTCAATGATAGCTCTTGCGCCCTATAGCTGACTAAAAATGAGATAATGGTCAAGCTTGTTGCCAATAAAAACAAGGCCCAAGAGCCGTAAAGTAAACTAGGCCATACTTTTGCTACCGGGGCAGGTACAAAATCCTTTAAAAAAGTCAGTGAAATTGCAAGCCCACTGCTTGAATAAGTTAAAATGGACTTGTCAAAATTCTCGGAGCTAGAGCGTTGCCTTATCTGAACTTCAGCCCAATATTTATCATAGAGTGCCTGAACCTCGGCAGTCGGCTTGGATTCATTTAAAAGCGCTTCAGGCGTTTTTTGCCTTTTCCATGTGTTTCCCATTTTTTAGAATCTGGCTCTTCAGGTTTTTTCAAGTTTAGAATAAGCGGCATCTTTAAAGCCAGAATACCGGTTTATAGCCGAAGCCGCTGTGAATGAAAAATTCAACTCGCACTGCGGTAGCAAACTGGGGCAACCGTAGGAAACTGGATGCTACCTAAATGGCGATATTATAACCTACTCTTGGCTCTTTGCGCCATTAATTCAAACGGAGATTACTTCGTCCACCCACTCACACCGCCCCACATGCCAGCGCGCCCCCGCATGCGGGGCCAGTTCCAGCCCCTGCATCTGCCCCTGCCCAAACCCCGGCACCGCCCCCAACACCACCGTCTGCCCCGGCCCCGCCTGCAAGCACTCCTGCCCATCCTGCGCAAACCCATGCGACACCAAATACTCCCCCTGCACCACATAAAAAATCCCCATCAGCGCTTCGCTCCCATAATAAAAATCGTCGGGCTAATCATCCTGGCCCGTGGATCAGCCAAAAAATTCAACACCACCGTCACCGTGCGCGGAAACGGCCCGGCATCCACATACTTCCCGCCCGAATGCGCGGCATTAACCCATGCTTCGGCCCCGCCGCCAAAGCTGACAATGCTGCCATCAATCACCAAATTGGAATTGGCCGTCACCCAGCCTTGCCCATACGCAATCAAACCGGTACAACTGGCAAACACCATGGCCGGGGCATCAAGCATAATCGTGCCGCTGGCCACCGCCAACGCCGTATTCACCCCTTGCCCCGCCGTTTCACCGGGAAAGGTTTGGGTAAACGGCACCGTTACCGCATTGTTGCCAATGTGCAGGGTCGATACCTGCGCCTCGCCTATCATGGCGCTGTTGATTTGGGCGCGGCCTATCTTGGCACTGGTGGCAAACAATTCATTTAAATACACGCCCGGTGGCTGGCTCACCCCCTGGCCATCAATCCACGGCGTGGTTTTGACAATAAACGGCAGTTTGGCCGCTGGCGCACTGCTTTGCGCCGCATCGCCCGGTGCCGCAATCCAAAATTGATCAGCCTGTACCCCAAACGCATATTGCGGGCCATCGGCACTGCTGGAACCGCTAATGCCAAACCCGGCTTGCCGATAGCCCAGCGCATTGCCGCCCGAATCCAGATTAATCACCCACTTGCTTTCAATCTGCCCCTGCCTGTCCACCAGCGTTTGCGTGGTTTGTTTGATGGCAGCCGAAGCAATCAAGTTGCCGCTGCCATCTTTCAATGCCGCCTGCACCTGATTCCACTGGCTGGCCACCGCGCCGGACAGGTTCACGCTAATCGATGCGCCACCCTGAATCAACCCGGCATTGCCGCCCAGCGCGGCCCAAATGGTTTGCACCGCGCTGGCGATCAGGTTATCTTGCGCCAGCCGGGTATCTTGCTCACTGGCCAACCCGGCTTCTGCACCACTGGTGCGGGTAGTCAGTTGGCTAATCGCCTGCGCGTGGTCGGCGCTGCTGCTGGACAAATTGCTCACCGTCGATTCGGTTTGGTTCACCCGGCTTTGCAACACCGTGGCGCTGCTGGCGATGGTGGCGGTGGTGCTAATCAGCGTACCAATCCCCGATTCCGCACCGCCCACCCGTGCCGCCAGCGTGATCCGCTCTGTCGCTTCGGCAGAAATCGCATCGGTGCGCGCCGTTACCTCGGTTTGCAGTGCCGCCACATTGCGCCCGGTCACGGCAGACCATTCATTAATCGATTGCGCCAGTGACGCCTGCGCCGTCTCGCGCAAAGTTCTCTCTTCCGTAATCGCCGTGCCGCGTGCCGTGGCTTCGGCCAGCAAGGCGGCAATCCGGGCATTGGCTTCGTTCACAATCGCATTGCTGCGCTGGGTAATTTCATCGATCAAGGCATGATCGAGCAAGGCCAGCTTACTGCCCAAATCCTTGAACAGGGCTGATTCCAAAATCTGCGCCTGCAATTGATTGATTAGATTGGCCAGTGCTTGCGCCCCCATGCCGCCTTGGGCATTGGCCGGATTGGCAGCACCTCCGCCACCGGCCACCCCAAGCCGTGCCGCCAGCGTGTTTAAAGCGGATTGCCCCTTGACCAAACCCAATTCCTGCGCCGTCACAAAGCGCTGCGCGCCATCCCCGGCTTGGCCATTGCGCACATGATGCGCATCCACCAAGGCGCGCAACACCTCACGCGTGTTCGGGTCGGTAATCGCTTCCAGTGCCGCCATGGGCACACCGGCCACCTGTTTTCTGATGGGTTGTGCCATCATCGTTTGCTGTCCCTTTCGCTGGTTTATGGCTGATTGACTGCATGCGAAGTGCTCGCTTGTTGAATGTATAGATATCTATTTATTATTTTTTTGGATGGAAGTTCGATGGATAGGGCTTTGCCCTTGGGTGAATCGGCCTCAATACCCTGCCAACTCGCTGGCGGTTTGGGCAATCCGCACCTCGCGCAGCACGCCTTGCCCCTGCACCGTCACTTGCCAGCGTTCAGCCAAATAGCCATCCGGCAAGCGAAATGTGCGCGCCGTACCATGCCCGGCTTCGCGATCACCGAACAGATTGTCTTGCCGGTGCCGCAATACGCCATCACCCCACAAACTGAGCGACCATTGCCCGCTACCCAACACTTGCATCACGCCATAATTCAGCGGGCGGTTGCTAACCCATTCGCGTGATGTCCAACTGGCCGTTGCCGCCTCTCCCCCGGCAAATTGATACACGCCCGCAGCGCGTACCAAATAGCACTGATCGACCAATGGCGAAATAAAACTGCACTGTGCCGTCAAACCCGGCAAATCAGTCATGGCCCCTTGCGCCTCATCCAGACTGAGCATGAACGGCACGAATGCAGCAGAAGCAGCCACCCCACCGGAATACACCAGCAAGCGCCCATCCCACACCGCAAAGCGCATACTGGCTAAACCATTGGCATAGCGTGCGCGCCATACGTCACGGGTAAAATAGCGGTTCGATAATGCCAGACTCGGTTGATTGCCATCGAACACCACCAAACCGTCATGACTGGCATAGACCAGCATGCCGTTCAAGTCGGCAATCGACCATTTCGATACCCCGGCCTGCAACACGTTCAGGCTGGTTGGGGTCATCGCGTCCGGGCTGATCCCGGCGATGCGGTACGGCTTGCCGGTGGTGGTAATCAAGGCACCGTTGCCGCTGGCAATCGCCCCCACCACATTCGCATCGCCAAAGGTCAGCACATAGGCCGGGGGCCAAGACCAGGGTTGATACGCATCCGAAAAATGCAGTTCATTGCCGCGCCACGCCATTAAAATGCCATTCGGCAGGCAACACAAACCGGTTAAATGCGGGTCGGGCGGGTAATAATCTAGCGAAGCCAGTGCTTCATTCAAACCGCTGGCCGGTACATCATCCAAAAATGCCCATTCACTGGCCGCTTGCGCCAGCACCGGCACGGTGGTCACCAGAAAATAGTCAGCCGAATATGCAACATGCTCCGCCGCGCCGCTGGCAGTGCGATACAACCGGATTTCCTTGAGCGGGGCAAACTCCCCGCCAAACCCGGCTGAATATGCCGTAAGCTGCACCGGGGCCAGTAGCGCATGGGTCAGATTGGCGGGCGGGCTGGGCGGGCCTTCCTCGTCATAGGTATTGACAAAGGTATACACATAACTGCGCGCTTCCTGTTCGGCAGCGCTGTTGTTCGGAGCCAGATCAAGCGTGTAATCGTTGCCGTTGCCGGTTTTGCCGAGTACCAGCGTCCATGCCGAAGTGCTGGCCAGACTGGAATTGCTGCTGTACAGATCAAGCACCACGCTGTCGTCAAGCTGGCTTTTGGCGGAGAGGCGCACCACCGGCACCGCCTGCGCCGGGGTTTCAAACGTTGGCGTGGGGGGATATTCACCGCTGGCCGGGTCACGCCTTGGCAGGGTAAACGCCTTGGCCGGTGGCGTGAAGCGCCATTGGCGGAGCGCCGTCACAATCTCAGGAATAAACACCCCTTCCTGATATTTAACCCCCGCCGCTTCGTAATGAAAGGTGAAGGTAATGATTACAGCGTTCAAGGGCGACGGGTTGGCACTGGCCAGCAGCGGGGGCAGAGTCGGGCGCGGCACGCCTACCCGATAACTGCTATCTGGCGCACCTCCCGTGGGCCGCATGCCGGAACGGGACGTGACGCGGAAATCGGTGCCGGTGGTGTAGTACAGCCGGTTGAACCGGTCATTGGCCAGGGGCGAACGTACCGCGTTCACATCGCCGGGCCAGGTGAAGAACACCAGCCCGTCATCGGTGTAGACACTGCCGATAGGGGCGGTATCCATATTGCGGATTAGCCCGTCTTGCCGGGTTGGGCGCAGTTCACCATAGGCAAAATCACAGTTTTGCGCCGCAGCGGCGTGGCCTTCGGGCAGAAGCGAAGCCGGGATGCGCGGCAGGATGCCGTTGAAGCGGTCAATTTTGATGGGGTTCATTGGGTTTCCTTGGGGGGATTTAGTTTGCTTGGGTTTGCTGTGCTTGCCCGATTCGTGCGCCATTCGCGCGCCATGCGCCATAGCTTGTGCAGGATTAACAGACTGGTGTAGATCAGCGTGGCCAGTTGCACCAAGTCGGGCAGGCTGATGCCGATGTGGTTGATAAAGGCTACCGCCATGGGTGGCGCGCTGGCGCTGTGGGTTAGCAGGGTGTCAGAGTTGGGCATGGGTTCCTCATCGGCAAAACAATAAAAAAAGCCCGCTGGGGGCGGGCGCTGGGTGTTGGGGCGGTGGATTTGGGTACAATATGGCGCATCCCTCAATCTACTTGCCTGCCTGTCATGGATAAACGTCGTAAAAAATATGGTTGCTGCGCCGCTTGATCCTGCGCACCGCGATGCGGGCGTATTGGTATCGGCTTGTCGTCGTATATTGGCGGCTCAAGGTGGTTTGGATTGCCATAAAATCCTGGTTCAACGATAGATATGGGGATTGCCTGCTGCTGACCTGCGCCATTAATCGGTTCATGCCGCCGAACAGAGAATTTGCCGTCTGGCAGGTAATGGGCGTCTTGGCGGCAGTGCCGCTATTGTTTTTATTGCTTTTAGTACAGGTTTCGCACCAAGTCGTGGCCGCGCTCAACCCCGCAATACGGTTGGAAGAAGCAAATAATCGGGTCGTGCCGCATTTCCCGGAACTTGCGCCGGTTTTTCAGGCATGGGAACAATGCAACCGCGATTTGAATCCGACATGGGCCAAATGCGATGCCATTGCCTATCCGGTCGCGCAAAAAAATGGCTTGGCCGGGCGCTTTGTCCAATATCAAACCGCACGCGGTGATGCACTGGCAGAACTTGAGCGCCCGTTAAGAGGTTCCCCACCACCGCCCAAGTAATGGCGCTACAAAGTCAACTTACAAGCGGCTGGCATCCACAAACAACTGGTCAGTCTGCGCCTCACTCAAGCCCAAATTCCGGGCCAGCAGCAACACCAGCGGGTCAGTTCGCAACACCTGAGTCGCAAACTCCCAATAAGTGCGCGCTTGATCCCCATCCGGCCCCGGTATGCCCTTGATCAATTCATCGGCCCGCTCCAGCATGCCCTGCGCCACCAACACCAGCCGCGCCTGCAACATCGTCACCGCCTGCGGCACTTGCGGCTTGGCTGCTTCCACCCGTCTCGCGTCCATTTCCTGCACTTCTGCCGCTGTGGCATCACGTTCGCGCTGCTGCCGTGCTTCACTGTCCCAGTACACTACCTTGTATGCCATAGGTGGCCTTTCTCATTGTTTTTTCACGGTGTTCAAGTATTTTTGATGCCATAAATCCGAATCGAACCACTGGCGGCGAAGTTGGCGGCCCCCAACCAGAACAGCCGGATGCCCGACACCGGATTGGCAGCGGTGTAGGCCGTGTATTGTCCGATTCCCAAAAAGCCCGGATTGGTCAGCACTTGCCCCACCGCACGGGATTCGATGACTTTTAAATTGGCCGCATCATTGGCATTCATCAGCGTCAGCGAGAACGACACACCCTTGCCCCCGGCCAATACATTGTTGGGAAACACCGCGCCCTGGCTGCTGCTGGTCGTAGAACTGATGCCCCCTGCCGCCATGTCACGCGTGTAGTAATTGGCCGCAGCATCCACCACCCCGCCATTGGCCAGACGCAAGCACAATTGGTCAGATGTGCCCACCGTTATACCGTTGCCAATAATCAAATAATTGTCATAAGCTGCGCTAAACACGTTCAAGGCATCGATGCTTGCCGCAACCGTGGGCGTTAAGCTGGCCAGTAACACCAAACTGCTGGGCGATGCCCCGGCATCCATCGCGCCCAAGGCTGCCGGGGTCAAACTGCCAGCGGTTAAGCGCATCGATACCGGGTCGGCACTGTTAAAGGCACGGGCGGTCGTCCCTTCCTGGGCGCGTAAAATCGTCAGCACATCCCCGGCGCGGGCGGTGCAGCGCACGATTTCATGATTGGTTTCATTACCGCCAGACATTTGAAACAAAGTCAGCAAAAACCAGTCTCCCGCGCCCGGATTGGGAAATTTGGCCCCGCTGCCGCTGGCCAGCGTGATACTGGTGGCGCTGGCCGTTATCGCGCTGGCCAGCACCGAATTGGTGTTATTGGCAAACAATTGCCGCATAGTTAAAACTCCTTAATCTTGAGAAAGAAATGATCGAGCAAGATGCGTCCATCTTCCGTTTCTGCCGTCACGCTGATTTTGTAGCTCACGCCAGCCGTGCCGCCCCTGAGCCACAGCCGTAGCCGTGGATCAAGCACAAACAAGCCATCGAGCATCAATCCATCCGGGCTGATACTGGCATTGGCTTGTTTCAGGTTGTCGCCTTCAGTTAAATCATCGGCATAGTCAATCGTGTAGGATTCGCGCTCTTGCGGCTGTTGGGTAAAACTGCCAAGTTTCATGGTGTGCTTTCGGGTTGGCAGGGTGGATCAAATAAGACACCAATACGGCATTCGTTACGGGCTGCGCCGCATGGTGCGCTCAGTGGCCGGGCGGCGCATACTACGCTCGCTGGCCATGCGGCACATGGTGCGTTCGGGTGGATCATGCGCGGCGATGTTGCTCACGGCACGCGCAACCAGACTGGCCCCACCCGTCAAGGCGGCTTGGCCCATCAACAGCAATACCGGATTGGCCGACAAACTGGCTCCGCCAATGCAGGCCACACTACCGCTTTGCACCCGAACCGGATTGGCGACAAGGCCCGCTTGCCCGGTCAGCACCGCACCGCCACTTTGCAGGCGCTGGCCATTGGCATTCAGGCTGGCCCCCGCGCTGATGCTGCTACTGCCAAAGCGTGCCAGGGCAGCAACCGCATTGAGGTTACTAACCACGCTGGCCGTGGCACTACCCGCCAGCACCTGTACCGGCTGCGCAGCAAGATTGGCTTGGGCATTGGCGCTGCTACTGGCCACTTGCCGCCGTTGCCCTTGCGCGCTCAGGTCGGCCCCCGCGCTCAAACTGGCCCCGGCAACCCTTAACAGCACCGGATTGGCAACCAGACTGGCCCCGCCTGCCATGCCCGCCGCCGCACGTTGCACCAGTACCGGGTTACCCAACAACCCGGCCCCCGCCACCAGACTGGCGCTACCGGAACGCAACAGCACGCCATTCGCCAGCAGGTTGGCCCCGGCTTGCAAGTTGGCGCTCGGAATATTGGTTAGCGGGCTGGCTTGCAGGTTCGCCCCGCCACTGAACGCCGCGCTGGCAGAGATAACACGGGTCGGATTGCCATCCAGATTGGCCCCGGCGCTGATACTGGCCACACCGCTGGCATTGCCGCTGCTAACACGTACCGGGTTGGCGCTCAGGCTGGCCCCGCCACTGATGCTACTTTGCCCGGACAGGCTTTGCTGTGGCTGCGCCTGCAATTGCGCCTGCACCGAGAATTGCGCACTGGCAAAACGTAGCACCACAGCATTGGCAGAAAGGGTGGCCCCCGCCGTTGCATTACTACTGGCGCTTTGCCGTAGCGTAGCCCCGGCCACCAAGTTGGCCCCGGCACTGATCTGGCTACCGCCTTGCACCTGTCGGGTAGGATTGGCCGACAGGCTGGCGCTAGCGCTAATGCCACTGGCCCCGCTGGCATTGCCGCTTTGCACGACTTTACCCGTGCTGACCAAATCGGCCCCGGCCAACAAACTGGCCGCACCGGTTTGCACGGGCACACCACTGCCACCGTTCAAGGCACTGCCATTGAACTCAAACCCGTTCAGGCTGGCCCCATCCATGCTTAATCCAGCGTAATGCTGATGGTGTTAGCCGGAAAGGTCAGTACGTCAGTCGGTTGCATGGTTTTGCTGATGGCCAACACGTTGTGATACAGCAAATTGCCACCCGTCGCCGCGTCATACAGGCCGATATGGGTCACGGTCACAGCAGCAGCACCGTTATTGGCGGGAAAGGTCAGCAGCAAGGCATTGTTGGAAACCCCGTTCACGGGCGCGCTCCAGCCGTTGGCAATCGGCCCGCCTGCGGCTGCATTTTGCCGAACGTAGGCGGGCCACGCTGCCAGCGTGACTTCATTGGCCGTAATATTGGCATCGGTTGGGCTGGCAGTGAACAGGGCCAGAAACACATTGGTCGGTAGCGGCAAGGCCACACCGCGCAAGGTGGCGTTGATAATGTTTTGTTCGAGATAATCGGACAGGGAACCGGGCATGGATTAATCCTTTGCAAGGTAAGCAATGAAATTGGGGCGGAAAGCGAAGTAAAAGCGGGGTAATGCGGGGTAAAGCGGCTACCGGCTAACCGTGCCGCACCACATTCGGATTGCCACTTGCCATGGCATTGGGCGATGCACCCATTTCCACCTGGGCTTTGCTGCCCAAGGCATTGACAAATGCCGCATAATGCGCCGCCGCGCGCGCCGGGTCGGAGGCATATTCGGCATCCTTGCTCCAAGCGCGGTACAGGATGTAATCGAGCAAGACCGATTGGTAAATGTCATCGACCGATATCACCCCGTTCAAGCTGGCATTGGCCGGTGCTGCGCTATAGATCAATTCCACCGTGCCGTTGCCATTGTTGGGTGGCCAGACATAGAAGTTTTTTAAGTCCAGCTCGCTATAGCAGTAGTGCTTTACGCTGCTGCTGGCTGTGCTGCTGTGCCAGTTGGGCACCTGAGCATCGAGAATTTCCCGGCTGACCAACCGAATCGCCTCACCGGGCAGGTTGCGCACGATGTCGATTAATTGCACGCCATCGGCTGGCAAGCTTTGTTTGGTGCCCGCTTGCAGGGGCAAAGCGCTGTTTTTAACGCTGGCATTGGGCTTTTTGAGAACAATGTCACGCTGGCCATCGTTTAGCCAATCGAGCAATTCAGCTTGCGGCCAGCGGATGTTGCTGACATCTTGCAGCAAGGTGGCGGCGCGCGCGAGCGTGGCCGCTACGGTAACAAGGGGCATGATGATTCCTTGGGGTTTGGATTGAAGGATGATTCAGGGAGAATTGCGGGACGCTTCTGAAACGATTGCAGGGCAGATTCAGGCAAAAGCGCGTGGCGCAACCCGTAGCGCCACCGGGTTAAAATCGCGTGCTACCCGGATGCGGGCTTCGGCCCGTACCCGTAAATACTCGCTGTGGTAGTAGGCCGCCATGCCCGGATTACTAAAGGAATGGCCCGGCATCATCAGCAGGCGCGCCACCACACCCTGACCGATGCCATAGGCATAATCGTTGAACAAAATATCGGCAATTTGATTGCTGTTGCGGCTGGGTCGGGTGGCAATCTGCAAAATCAACGCTTGCGACAGGCTTTCTGCGGGCGCACGATCCAGTTCAAAGGTGTTGGCGGCACGCTGGCGCAGTGCCAGCGGTGGCCCGGGCGTGGCGTTCGGTGCAAACCACGGCCCTGCACCGGACTTGCCGCTAACAATCGGCAAGGGCTGGCCTTGAAACCACGCCTGTAAAATGTCGCTGGTTTCACTGCCGGGCGGGCTATCGATATCATACTCACGCTGTCCGGCCAATAAGTCGAGCGGGTCAAGCGTAAGCTGCACCACCGGCACATGCATACAAAAGTCGATGCAGATTTGCCGGATTTGCTGTTCTGCCAGCGGCGCAGAACAGCCTGCCGCATATGGCAGCACATACGGTAAAAATTCAGCCAGTTGCGCCATGATCAGCGGCCCTGACCGGATTTTTTACCGGATACGCTGCGCTGGCTGGCACTTTGGCCCTTGCCGGATTTGGCCAGACCTGCCTTGTCGGCAGAGGCCGGGTTGGGCAAGGGCCGCGCCGTATAAGAAAAGCGCTTCACTTCGCGCTCATAAATCTTTTCTCCTATCTGTTCGTAAATGGTCATGGTGGCGTTTTCGATAATTTCCACCACTTCCACCGGCACCGATACCTTGACCGAGCGCGGAATGTTAAAACCATGGGTGTTAATCCCGATAAACGCGGCTTGACGGCCCGCTTCGCCTTCCCCGGCGTGTAGCACCAGCTCCATGCGCCTGCCGCACATCCGGTCGCCATGGTCGGCCACTGCAATGTGTTCGTTGCCGTGTTCGTCTTGCGCCTCGTCATCGGGCTGTCCGTGGTTGAGGTTGCCGTGGTTGGGGTTGTCTTCATCATCGTCAAGCGTGGTAATGCTGCTCTCTTGTTGGGTCATAGGGTTCCTTGGGGATAAAAATGAATGGGAATGGAGAAACGTGGAATGGGTGAATCAAAACGTCAGGCTTAGGCCGTCACGGCAAATTCGCCCCGGCACATCCATGCATCGTTGAGAATCACCGCGCCCTGAAACGCTTTCCAGCCGACATGGCCACGCTGGGCCAGTGGGTCGGAGTCGGACGGTTTCGGGTTGACCACCAACGGCGTCATGGCAAACATGCCCTTTAATGCCACCACGCCATAGGCATTGGCCCCGATGAACAGTGCCGAATACACATCGGCATTGGTGCCGCCCGTGGAAGTCATCAAGCCCTTGGCCCCGCCTGCATCCAAAAACGGCGTAAAAATGGTGGATGACAGATAGCGCACATCATCCACCTTGCCGATTTCGTTTTCATAGGGCACCATCGAACCGTATTTTTCCACCGGGACAAACACCGATTTGCCATCGGCCCCAATCATATTGCGCACATCGGGTTCCATGTCCGGGTGGATCAGGCCAATATAGCTTTTGGCCACCGCTTCGGTGCCCCAAGCCGGGGTAGATTTAATCACCTTGGTGATTTGCTCGGCGTTTTGCCGTTTTAAGGCTTTGACCACGCGCCGCTGTGCTGCCAGCGTAATCGGGGTATTCACGGCAGAGCGGCTGGCCCCGTTGCCGTACACCACATTGGTGCCTGCACGCAATACGCCAAAGCGCATGCGTTCGATCACTTGCGGCGCTTGTTCACCCAACATTTCAATCGCTTCGTTCAATACCTCATCTTCATGGGTATCCATGATCACGTCGGTAATCGTGATGCGGGAACCGTATTGGGTCAGCACGCAAGTGACATCGGTGGAAGTCATGCTTTGCGAACCGGGGGTAACGCCTTCCACTAAGGCGGTCGGGGTGGTGTCGAGTGCGTTATAACGGCGAAATACCACGGTTTTGGTTTTGTTGCTCGGCAATTGCTTGCTTTGGCCAAAGCGTTCCAAGACCATGAACGGGATGGCGCGTTTGAGTAATTCCTTTTCTGCGTAGGCGGCGGTACGCGGCGAAATATCGCCATAGCTGGTTGTGGCCATAGAGTGTCCTTGTCAGGTGGGGGATAAGTGAAAAAACAAGCGGGAAAACAGCCGGGTACGGCGCTGGCTGCTGCTTGCGGTGGAGCGTTACTTGGGGCGTTGCTTGGTGCCTCGGCGTGGCCCGGCTTACTGCCCAATCCGGGTCGATGTTGGTTCAGGCTTCGTTCCAGGCAGCCGCAAAATCATCTGCCGCACTGGGGGCTTTGGGCAGACGGATACCAGAGGAGCGCACGCCTTCGGCAGCCGCCATGGCCGGGTCGTGCGCGCTGGCGTGAGCGGTGGCATTTCCATCATCATCGTCGTCATCGGCTTGATCCTGCTTAAACCGGGTCAGCATGGCGATGATTTCTTGCGCGCTGCCTTGTTCCATCACGCGCGCGATATCGGCTTGGCCGCTGGCGTCCTGTTCGCTTTTCCACTCCATAAAGGCCGGGGAATCAACGATTTCCATAAAATCCTTGTGGCTGGCGGCAATGGTTTGCAAGTGGTTTTGCTGGCGCTCCTGGCTCAGGTGGGCAATCAAACTCTCAACCTTGGCGTCAAGGCTGTTCATGCCGTGGCCGATTTGTTGCTGGCAGATTTGGATAATGGCGCGAGTCAGCAGATCGCCGAAATCGGCCCCAAATTCAGCGGAAAGGATGGCCATCGGGTCGTCGGCTTGGTCGCTTGCCGGGTCGGTGGAATGGTCATCTGGCATGCCGCCCGCCCCGGATTTGTCCATCCCGGCTTTGCCGTCGTGCCGCTTCATCGCTGCTTCCCGGCTATCCAGCTCGCGCGCGCGTGCCTGCAAGCTTGCTTCCATTTGCATCAGGCGCTTGGCTTCATCGGCGTGCTGCATCGCCATTTTTGCGGCATTGCCCGCCTGCATCGGTTCATGGGCCATTTGTCCAGCCTCGGCCATATGGCTATCGCCTACCTTCTGGCGCGGCTTTTTGGCGGTCTTCGATTTTTTGCCGGTATCAGCCGCTGGCGGCGCGCTCGTTGCCCCGGCTGACGGCGGCGTGCCGCTTGGCTCGTCCCGGTTGAATTCGGCAGCAAATTCGGCGTCATGGTCGGGCAGGTCGGATTCTTCATTTCGCATGGGTTCCTCATGGGTCAAACAATAAAAAAACCCGCCATGGGCGGGTCGGTGGATAAAACAATAAAAGCGGGTGGCGTGCCTTGCCGTGCCTCAAATCAGCGGCGACAAGTGCAAACTGTCGCTACAGGCCAGCGCACGTAGCGCCATCACTTGGGCCAGTGCGCCCTGCACATACAGCAACCGTTCCGGCTTGACGCTGGCCAAATCGGCGTGGTATTGATCGATCATGGCATCCAACAGGGCCACCAGTTCACGAGTTTGCGCACTGTTGCGGAAGGCCACAAAATCGGTGCTGGTCGCCTGCAAGTTGACGCGGCGTTGTTCGGGTGTGGTGAGCATGGGCCGTCTTATGCTGCCGTGGTTGGTTCGATGCGGCGGCGTTCGACTTCTGCCTTCAGCCTATCGATTTCAGCTTGCATTTGAATCATTTTAAGTTGCGTATCCCGCACTTCAAGCCGTTGTAACACCATGTGTTGGATGGTGTGTTTCTGAATCCCCGGTTTTTCTACAAAAGCCATGGTGCGCGGCGAAATGTCGCCATAACAGGCTGTGGTCATGATTATCCTTGTCAGTTGGGTGATAACTTGGTGGATGAGCGGCAGATAAGCGGTAGATAAGCGCGGCGTTGTTTGGCGGCGCATGTCGCGCTTTATGCCGGGTTGGTCGCTTCAATGCGCGCAGTTTCGATGCCGTGCCGTTCGCCGACATTGGCCCCGGCCTGTGCGCTGGTCGGTAGCACTGGCGTGATAGCGGGTGTGCCAGCATCCGGCATGGCGGGCGGGGTGGGCAAGCCGTTATCGGCAAGGGCTGGCGCTGCGCCTGTGCCATTCCCCGCCATGTCATTTGCCGCTGCTCCATTGCCTACTGCGCCATCACCTGCCGCCCCCTGCGCCGGTAGCGCCGCCTGCCAGCCTGCCGCCAGTAAAATCGCATCCCCTGCCGGGGCAATGGTGGGCCGCTCAGTCGCCACGCCACCGGCCTGCATCCCGGCATAGGCCGCTTCAACCTTGGTTTTAAGCGCCACAGCGCGGATGCGGTCAACTTCGGCATTCAGTTTATCGACTTCGGCTTGCATCTTGGTTAAGCTAAGTTGTGCCTGCGCCATTTGCAGTTGCTGCGCTTGCTGCTGCATCTGTTGCGCCTGCTGTTGGGCTTGCGCTTGCTGCTGGGCTGCACCGCTACTTTGCTCCATGGCGACTTCTTGCTCGGTTTTGATCACGGAAGCCAAATCATGGGCTTCGGCGCGCTGGCGCAGCAGTTCTTCGCGTTTGATATACGGTGCATCATCCGGGCCAAGGGTGGCGGCGAATTGGTCAAGCTGCTGGGCGCGCACTTCTTTCGCCATCAGTGACGCAGTGCCGCGTGCCTTGATGTCGAAATCGCCCTTGATGCGGTTGTCCGGGTTAAATTGCATGTTCCAGCGGTACAGCGCTTCAATGAAGGTGCGGGTGACGCCTTCATCGTAGTTGGTAATCAAATCCTTCATGACGATGCTGGCATTGGTCATCAACATGGACATGCCGGAAGCGGTGCCCGCCGCGCCCTGGGTGGCGTTTTCTCCCTGCATGTAGCGCGGAATGGCGGTCACATCATCGGCATTGAGTTTGAACATATTGATCAATGGCATCAGCGTATCCAAGCCATTGGGTAAATTCAATACACGAATCGCCGGGGTGCCGGGGTCTTCTCCGTTTCTGGCCCAAATTTTAAAGGGGTACATCTGGTCGGCCTGCTCGGTGGCAGACAGTAAACGCAGATTGGCTTCGATCTGTGGCCCGGCGGTCAGGGCGGCATTGTCCAGCACCATACGCGTTCCGGCGTTGATCATGGTTTGATCGTCGCGCATGATGGCAGCAAAGCCATCGCCAAACAGATTGGTTTCGTCTTTGTCGGCGTAGTACAGGTGATACGGCCAGGTCACGCCATTAATCGGTTGCAGTACGATTTTTAACACTTCACCAGTGGGCAACAGCCAGCAATTGGCAAAAAAGGTTTCGTGCATCCGTTCAATTGGCACCTCCACCCCGGCCCCGGCCAACAGTTCGCCATCGAGCCAGCCCCAGCGTTCCAGTACTTCGTAGCGGCCATCGTTTTTGCCGGTACTGCGCTCGCCGATTTGCCGGATTTCGCTGTCGTATTCGGTCGGGCTTTGGCTGCCGTGCGGGTTGCTCAGGATGGTAGCGCGGATTTTATCGGCGTCGAATGAGGGGTTATTCGCCAGTTTGGCCAATTGGGCACGGGTCATCAGGTGCCGCTCAAACACATAGCGGCATTCGGCCAGTTCGGTGGCGCTCATGTCCGGGTAAAAGCGCCACAAGGGCACGTAATCAACGAACGGCACCACATACGCTTCGGTTTTGCTGCGCCAAACGCCTTTTTGCATCCGGTATTTGGTGCGGGTTTTGCGCTCTACCAGCGGCGCTTTCAAGATGCCGGTGCCGTACAGGTGGCCCGAATGCAAGACTTTACGGGCGGTGTCTTTGTAGCGCGCTTCGGTCAGTTGGTCGTCAATCACGCGGGTCATGCGCTGCGCCGCATCCTTGGCCCATTTGGCAATCGCGCCATCGATTTCTGACTGGCTGGGCTGGCGCTGCAAGGTTTCGCGCAAGGCGGCAATCAACTGGCGGCGCGTGCTGCGGTCAATCGCGGGTACGGGCGTCGGTTCGGCTGTCCAGTTACGCTCGGAATTGGCCGGAAACAGTAAATCGGTGACGCGTGCATCCGCTGTCTTGACTTTTACCCGGGTGGCCCGGACAAAGGCTTTGGAACGGTTTGGGCCGATTTTGGCTTCGGTTTCCGGCTCATACACGCCCCGGTATTGGCGCAAATCCTTGAGCCAGCGCTGCTCGGTGTCGCGCCGTTCCTGCACCGCCTGATGGAATTCGGCCAGCAACAGGCTACCGAGCGCATCAAGGGCGATGTAGGCGCGCGGGTTGTTGTCCATCATGCCTTGCGTGGCGGCGGCGATGTATTCTTGTTCGGCTTGGGTTGGATTCATGGATTCGGGTGGGTTGGTGCAGACATCAAAAACAGGGGGGAAACAGCGGGGCAAAAATCAGTGCCAACAGCGGGGCAAACAATAGTGCAGGCGTGGTTCACGCACGGATGACAGCGGGCTTAGTACCCGGCATTGCTGGCGGCTTGATGTTGGCCACTCCCGCCAAGTCGGGTTTCACGCAGGGCGCGCGGCACCACCGGTTCGGCGAAGGTGAGCGCCAGCGCATCGGCACCATCGGGCGAACGGATACCGCGCTTTCTCATGCTTTCCTTGGATTCAAGTAGGCGACTGCCATTGCTGCTATATTTATAACTCGGTGCCGACAAATCGGCAATCAGGGCGGCATTGTTCGGTAAGCGGTTCGGGCCATCTTCTAACCATTCCTTGAGCGTGTACCACATCTCGGCGCGTTTATTGGCGTAGGTCTCGTGGTCGTAGGCACGGGCGGCAGAGTTAACCCCAATTACCGGAATGTGTAATTCCTTGAGCCTGCCGACAATCCCGCTGCCGATGCCGATTTTGTCCACCAGCAAGGCATCAGGGTTAAACTTGCGCCAGTAGTGGGCCAGCAAACCGGCCACTTCCATCGGCCCCATTTTTTCGTGAAACTCAATTCTAAAGACGGTGCGGCCATGGCGGAAACAGATGGCGGTGCGGTCATCGCCATATTCTGCCGGGTCGCAACCAATCACAAACGCGCCAAAGCGCTCTTTAAAACGGCTGTTGACGGCAGCCATCACCGTGGTAGGATTGATCAGCGGGTCACGCGTGGCACTGCGGAATGCCAAGGCCGGGGTAGCCGGATATTCTTGATCGAACAGCCATTCAAAGCCCCGGCCATAGGTAATAATTTTGCTGCGCCGCCATGCCATTTGGGCCAAGCTCAGGCCGTAGGCGGCTTGATACTTGCTATCGTCCGGCGTCAGTGCAAAATCGGCTGGCACGCGGGACTGATATTCCGGTTGCCAAAACCACGGCACAAAGATCGGGATGTAATCACCGCGCCCGGCTTCGGCGTCTTGCCACAGGCTGTGGAATGCGCCGCCAATGCCGTTGGCGGTCGATTCGATGATAATTTCCGTGCCGGGCAAGTCGGAAATGGTATTGCCCAAACCGGCCATATGCAATTGGGCATTGTCCCAATAGGCAAATTCGGAAGCGTGCAGCAATTGCGCGGTGTTGGAACGGCCAACGTCCTTGGTGCCTGCTGTCGCCAGCTTGTAGCCGCCATCGAGCTTATCGAACACCAGTTCCTTGGCATTGGTAGCACTGGTTGACGGCGAAAACGGGTTAAGTGCGTGGTAGCGCTTGACCATCCTAAAAAGATTGTCGGTCGCCTTTTGTTCATGCGCCACGATGAAGGCGTTCTGGCCAAAATTGATGCTGGAACGACAATAAAAGCGCGCACCGATATAGGTAGAAGCCCCTTGTTGCCGCCCCTTTAGCACAATCGCCCGTACCTTGCCGGTGCGCTTTCTTTGTTCTTCAATCAGCCGGTGAATGTGGCGCTGGGCACGGTTGAACGTCAATCGCACCCGCTTGCCGTCTTTGGTTTGGACGTGCATGCAGGTTTCACAGTGCAAGACCATATCGCGCCGCAAGGCGTGAATGGTGCGCTCCAGTGCCTCGGCGCGGCTTTGTTCGGTTTGCATCGCCATGGGTTAGCCTGCGTTGGCGCGGTTGGCTAATCGGTTGGGCAACGCATCGGCCACTTCATCAGCCACAGCAGTGACAAAATCATCATCCCACTCCGCATCTTCCGCATCGTCAACCGGCGCAGTCTGGCCAGCATCGCCCGAACCGACAAAGCCACCCGGCACCGAATCGGGCGTTTCTTCTTCCTCATACGGCAATTCCATCTGCGCCGATTCCACGAATTCGGCCCCGCCATGTTTTTCCATCACGCGCGCAATCACCGATTCCACCCCGGCATTGTCTTGCTCCTGCAAATTGTCCAGCCCAAACGCCTGCCGTTCCAGCAGGATCAGGGTTTTTAGGGCGTCGGCCATGGTTTTGAGGGTGGAGGCGCGGGAAGAGAGCGAAATCAGTTTGCGGTACAGCTCGTTTTGCTTGTCCTGCCCCTTGTCGTTCGGCGCGAACATGATTTCGGCAAACTGTTCCAGCAACGGCAAATTGTCGGTTTGCAACTCCAGTTCGCGCATCAGGGTCATGGCCAATTTGCGGCTTTTGCCGATGTCGCTACGGTGCGCCATCATCACATCTTTTTGCACCTGGGCATTGACTTCCACCAGTACGCGCTCGGTAACCGCCGTTTCTGCGCGTACCAAATCGCGTACCGTGGCTCTGCGTACCAGGTCATCGGCCTTGGCCTTGATCCGTTGCGACAGGTCGCGTTCCCACTGATCGCGCTTGGCGCGCTTGCGAATGGCACCTTCAGTTACACCGTGTTCAGCCGCAATTGAGCGCAGGGATTTGACTCCGGCGCGATAGTCCTTCTCTATGGTGGGCCAGTTGAGGGTTTTTACTTCGGTCATGCATCATCCCGTGCGCTGTCATACTGGTCGAGCATGTGGGCCGGTTTTGTAACTTCATGTTGTCGTGCATGGCATGGTGTCTGCCATAGGGCGCTGCGGGCGGTGGTCAAACTGGCGCGTTGATAATCGCGCTGCAACATGGCGAGCGCCAACGCCATCTGCAACCAGATGGGGGAGATTGATTCGTTCATGGGATTGGATCGGTTGAACCGGGGCCGGATGGCTACCGGATTGGGCAATAAAAAAGCCCGCGCTGAACGGGTTCAGGCGGGCTACATTGAGCGCTGTTGGCGCAAGTGACAGTTTTCGACACTATCAAATTGGAGCGAATTTTAGCCCGATTTGTACGGGCACGGCCAGTGCTATTTTGTCCGGGTTTTTCCGTACACTGGCTTTGGGTCAGATTTTTACCGGCTTTGGGTCAGCTTTGGCCCGGTTTTGCAGTCCCTTTTTGGGGGATTAGTCGGCCTCGGCGCTGGCTTGATCATCGGCTGCTGTTCCGTGCTGTTCGGCAGCGCGTTTCAGGCTATGGCTCATGCTGTACGCATCCTTGGCAAAACGCTTTACCCGGTCGTAATAGGTTTGCCGTCCAATCCCCAGCCGGTCGGCCACCCGTTTTACCACCTCATCTTCGCCCAAATAATGCGCGGCAAACGCCAGATAGCTCGCTTTATGCGGTTCCATGTCGGCCAGCGTATGCACCGCCATATTGAAGTACTGCATATCGGGATGATTGCGCGCATTCGGTTCCTTGCCGGTTTGGGTCGGTTGCAGGCGCGCCAATACGCTTTTCTTGGGTGGCTGGGCGTAAAATTTGCGGGTGCTGCACCAGATCACCCATTCACGGCAATATTCATCAATTGGGTCACGCGGTTTCATGGTTGGCCTTGTTTGGGTTGGTGGCTGGGTTGGTGGCTGGCTTGGGCAATTGGATAAAATCGACACGGGTGGTGCGCCCGGTAAGCCGGTTCGGGTGGCCGGGGCCGGGGGCTTTCCAAATGTCGAATTCACGCGGCGCGGCTATGGTGGTGATGCGCGGGATCGCGTTCAGTTGATCGAGCTTGTTGCTGGCGGCGCTGCTCAAGCGATATTTCAGGCCGTCGCGCAACAGACAGCCACGCTCCACCAGTTGGCAGTACAAGTACAGGATGTCTTCATACTTGACGCCGTTCGGGCGGGCTTCTGTCACAAAATAGCCGTGCTGCTCGATGCCCTGCCATACCGTCATCGGGCCACGGCGCAGGGTTTGCAGGATCAATCGGCCACGGGAATTCTTTTCCGGGAAGTACATGGGGGCGGGTTCCTTGTTGAGGTTGGTTGATACAGGTTGATTGCGTGGTTTCGATTCGGTTTGGTTCGGTTTGTGGTTCGGTCATGGCTCCCCGCTATTCAATACCTGGGCAATGTGGTTCATGCTCAGGCTGGCGATATGGTTCACACGACGCTGGCGCAGCTCGGCCAGCCGCTTTCTTTCTGCATCAAGTTGCGCCTGAAATTGGCGCAATGCGTCTATCCCGCGTTTGGCCGGTTCCGCTTCGGCTGCGCGCACGATGTGCGGTGGCGCATTGGCCAACTGGCGCAACTGGCAACACGGCAGGTTTCGGTTCAGGCGTGCGGCATCGGTTAAACAGAAATCACATTTCATGGATCATCCCCAGCGCGGCTTTGGCCATGCGCAACATGATCGGTGTGACGTTGACATCGCCCTGTTCGGCCCGTTGCAACAAGCGCTTGGCCCAGCGCTTATGGTCGATCCGGCTGTTGGCGTGCAGGCTTACTCCATGTGCGTTCAATTGCGCCAGCACACGGGAGGCGTGCGTATTGGCCGTGCCTCGGTTGGCATTGCCGGGTTGATACGGTAAGGCCGGTGCCACCGGGGGAATCGGCTGCCATGTGCCTTGGGCCAATTGTTCGTGCAATGCCTTGTCCCAGCGCCCGGACAGGCTGGCCCAAGTCTGGTGCAATAAGTCAAACGTCATCGGACAGGCCGCCCAATAAATTGCCGGGTGTGACCAATGGCCCATTTGGCCCTTGCGCCGTGCTTCGAGGCCGCGTAGCGCTTCGTAGTACGCGGCCAGCGCATCGAGTGGCGGGCGGCATAGCTTTTTGAACTCGGGCAAGGTTGGCGGCCAATCGCGGCTTTGCATGGCCAGATAGCCGTTTTGCAGTTCTTCGCGTGAATACCCGGCCAATTCATGCGCCCAGTGTTCGATCATGGCGTCCGGTTTTACGCCAATCCATTGGTCGATGAAGCGCTTGCCATAGGTCAGATTCATCTTGTTAAAAAGGAATTTGATCCACGCGATGGGCAGAGCAGTGCTCGGGGTAGGGGTTGAGGTCGAAGATTCGGTGTTCATGGTCGGTTTGTCCGGTGAGTTGTTGTGAGAATTCAAGGCGTTTTTCGCTGGCGTTGCGGTACGCGCCGGTACGATCAGTACGCGCGCTGCGCTCACTGCGTACCCAATTGCGCCAAGTGGCGGGCCAGTCGGCTTTCTTGCCGTTCCTGTCGGGCGCGGCAATCCAGTAATCGCGGAACTTGGCCGCGACTGCGTGCGGCTCCAGATCGGGCCGTTCGGTTTGGCAAAATTGAATATCCTGTTCGCTCGGTTGCCAGTTGGCAGGCAAGCGCTTCGCGCTTGCTCTCTCTCCACTAGGAGATGTCCTTATAGGTGGAGGTTTACTGTCTACGGTTATTGGTATACTGGTTGGCAATGCGTTCGCATAGGGTTCGCATTGCGGCGGCACAAAAGAAGCCGGTTTTAATGGGGAACGCGCTGGATCGGGGCCATTGGGCAGGGTATGGGTTGCGGTTGGCGCTGGCTCGGGCGTGGTTTCCGGCGCTATCTCGGCCTGTGCGCTGTGCGGCAATGCGTCCGCATGGCGTTGGCATTGCGGACACAGTGCGGGCGCTACCGGTTCGACTGGCGCGGCAACGGTTGCTGCGGCAGATTCTTCCCATGGTGCAACCATATTGGCCGGGGCTTCCCATGGCGGGGCCAGGTCGGCAGGGACATCCCAAGGTGCCGCCATATCGGCAGGTACTTCCCAAGCTGCCACCATATCGGCAACAGGGGCCGGACTTGCTTGCCATGTCTCGGGTGCCGCCGTTGCTTCCTTTGCTGCTTTTACATCCCTGTCATCGAAATCAAACGCCGCTATCGGTTCCATGATATCGAGCGGTGGCGGCATGCGGTCGTGATCGTAGAGTTCATGATACCCGTCCCCCTTGCCGCCCTTGCCCCCCGTGTCGGCCTTGAACAATCCCGGCTGGCTGTTGGCCTTGGTCGCGCTTTGTTTTTTCCAGCGCAGGTTGGCCGCGCGGGCCGATTGCGCGCTCTTGCTGCGAAAGTGCGCTATCGCCTTTTCACAGCCGTTATGTTGCCATCCGGCTTCGGTCAGGGTAAAAATGTCTTGCAGTACGCGCCGTCCGGCTTGTTGTTCTTCGGCGCTGGATAGGCGCAACAGCCGAAACAGGCGGCTTTCGTCGGCCAGCAATGGCGTTTCAGTGTCGAAATATCGATCCAGCATCAGGCTGTATGCGCCCAGCTCCAACACCGAGAAGTGCGCGGTCAATTTTTTATGGTCGCCAATATTGTGAGGGTAATAATGCATAGGCAAGGCTTTCAGGGCTAGGTTCGGCAAATTTTGGGCAAAGCGTCCCCCGTGGCCGCACTGGGGGCCATCATCGGGGACAGCAAAAGAAAGCCGGGGCGGTGACTGGCAAGCGCCAGCAGCCCGGATGTCAGTTCGGTTTAGGTGCTATTGCAGGGTGTCATGGCAGGCAATCGGAAAGAGGGAAACGTATCATGGGGTGAAATATAACAATAGTTTAAACAAAAGTCAAACAATGCGCATTTGTTTTATCTTTGTGCGGACAAGCACGCATCTTCCTTTTTTTGTTTGAGTTTGTTGTTTATGGTCAAACTATGGTTTAATGGCGGGATGGACATACATGCACACCGCCGCCAACGCTTGAACGACCTGATTGCCCACCAGTTTGGCGGCAGTCGCCCGCGCTTTTCCGAAGCGGCAGAATGCACCGAAGCCCGCACTTCGCAATTGCTGTCCGGCACTTTCCGCGAAGGTCGCAATTTTGGTGAGGGGGTGGCGCGCAAGCTGGAAGCCACGCTTAACCTGCCGCCGATGTATTTTGATCAGGGGTTTATGGGGGCGAATTTGGGGGCCGATTTGGGGGCGAATTTGGGTGCGACTATGGGCGCAGCCATGGCAAGCAATGCGCCCGTGGCTGCTACATCGCCTGCCACCACGCTTGATCCGGTGGAACAAAGCCTGCTCGATGGCTACCGTTCTGCCGACCCGGCCACACAAAACGCCTTGCGCAAGATTGTGCGCGTGATGCGGATTGCCGATGAAGAGACGATTGAAGAATTGGCGCAGCAGTTTTGCCGTGCGGTCAATGAACGCTTGCCCTTGCGCGTGGCAGCGGCACCGGATATCGATCTGACGGCATTTGCCATCGATGAACAACGGCTGTTGCTCGGCTTCCGGGGACTCAAACCCGGCCTGCAACGGGTGGTGCGCCATGCGGCCCACTGTGCCAATGTGCTACCCGATGATGATGAAATCGACAGCGACACCGGTTGCACCCGGCTCGAATTGCGCTTGGTGGCCCAATATCGCACCAGCACGCCAGCCGTGCAACGCGCCATTTTACGCGCCGCCATCCCGTCTGATTCGACTGATAATTACTCGCAAGAAATTAATGTAGCGAATGCAGGGTAAAAAAGTCTTTTGCTTGATATAATTCCGCTGATCAATATTTCCTTGCTGTAATCATGCACGCCCTTGCCACCGCCTTTGCCACCGCCTTTACCACCGTTATTGCTTTGTTGCGTCTGCCACGTCTGCCACGCCTACCCGGCAAAACCGCCTTGTCTCATGAACTGTTTCAGCGTCTGGCCCTGGGAGCGGTGTTTATCGCCATTGGCCAGAATCTTGCCACCGACTACATAGCGCACTACGCCACCAGCGAACCGCTACGCCATGGCATGTTGTTGCTTTTTTCCGTGCTGTGGCTGATCTTGCTCAGAAACTGGGGCAAGGGTGATCTGGTGCGCGATATGCTGGATTTGGCATTTTATGACAGCCTGATTCAACTGTTTGGCCTGGCCATGGCCTGCCTGCATCAAGCGCCTGATGCCTGGCAAGCGTTCAATTCTGCCATTCTGTTTGCCAAGGTCGTGCGCTTGCTGTGGCCCGGCACCACAGACGATGGCAGCGCTTTTGCCGGATGGCCGGTGTTTGGCCCGCATGGCTATGTTTCGCAGGGCATGCTTAAAGCTGATCCGCGCAAGGCGTTGCCCACCACGCGGCATGACCGATGCGCTTATGCCGCGCTGGTCGTGGCCTTGCTGCTGGGTGGCTTGGCAGCGTTTTCCATGCCAACCCACATTGATTGGCGCTGGCTGGATTTGCCGCTGGCGGGAATCGTGTGGTTTGGTAAGGTCATGGTCGATCAATTGCTCGATGATGAACAACGCCAAGCCGACCTGCAACGCATGGAATGGGCACGGCAAGATGCCATCGAATTGTATGATGCCTGTGAAGATTTGATCTATGACCAAATCGAATTTACCGACCACTTTTCTCCCGAAGTGCTGACCCTGATCGACAAAATCACCCGCTTAACCCCGGAAGTGCAGGATGTGCTGACCGACATCACCGATGGCGCGACCGACGATCAAATGCTGGCCGACTATGAAAGCTCGCCCGAGGGCAGGCGCGCTGCGATGCATGTGGTGAATTAGGTGGCGAGCAATCAAGCGGCGTTCAATCAAACTTAAACAAATGTTTGACTTCTGTTTTTGCCAGTGATACAGTGCGATTCTTTCGTATTCTGTATTGAGGCTCCTGCATGGCAAGCAAACCGCTGTATATTGATTTGGCCGGGTTGCCAGAAGTGATTGCACTGGCCCCGGCCACGATTCAGCGCTTGGTGCGCGATGGCCAATTCCCCAAGCCACGGCAAATATCACCGCATCGGGTGGCGTGGCTGTATCGGGAATTGGTGGAATGGAGCGAACAGCGCCCGGTGTCGGATTTGCCGCCGCCGCCGAATACCGGCGGGCGGCGTGGTAGCGGCGGGCGTAGCAGTAGCGGGCGCGCCAACAACAAGAACTAAGCCGCCAGCAAGAAGTCTGCCACGGTTTCAGACTGTGCCGCCGATTCGTCTGCAATGATTTGCTCCAGCTTCTCGCTCAGTTTGCGCAACCATTCCACCCGTTCCTTGTCATAGGCATAGCGGTTGTAGATGCCGATAATTCCGGTTTGCATGTGGCCAAGAATCGATTCGGCCACGGCATCCGGGCAGCCAATTGCCGCCAATAGCGTGCGGGTGGTGCGGCGCAGGTCATGCGGTGCCCAATAGACCACTTCCAGCCGTGGCCGTGCTTGTGTCGGGACTTTTTGGCAATAGGGCTGATGAAAGTTCACCGCATCGCCGATGCTGCTTTGGCTGAAGTGACCTGTTTTGATGGTGCGCTTCGATGCAAACAGGAAGCCGGTGGGATTCGTCTCCAAGCGTTGCCGCACAATCCGCTCGGCCCGACCAAACAGCGGTACGCGTAAATCCGTGGCTCCGGCATGGCGCGCGTTCTTGGTTTTATGCTTGGGAATCGTCCACCACCATTGACCATTCTCTTGCGTGATTTCCTTGGCTTCCATTGCCACAATTTCCCCGCCACGGGTGCCAGTCCATAAATACAGCGTTAGGATGTCGCTGATTTTACGGGAATTAAAATTCGGCAGCCACAACATGAGCTTGGCAATCTCTGCTTCTGACAGCACGCGCTTTTGTGCGCCGATGTTCTTGCCGTTAATCTTCCTGCCCTGACTCTTGAGTTTGCCCTTGAGCACGCGTTGCCACCAGTTGGGCGTGGTTTCTGGCAAGAGTTCGGCATCCAAGCCATAATTCCACGCTGCTGCCAATTCCTGGCGCAGGGTTTGCGCCGCAACCGGAGTATCGGCCCGGGCCGAAATCAAGTCAAACGCCTGTTTGCGGGTGATGCCTGCTGCTGGTAACTTGGCGATGTCGGCTGGAATCGATTCCAGCAAATGGCGCATGTTTTTGGCACTACTTGCTTGGCGGTTGCGCTCAACGTGACCGGTCAAATAGTCTTGGATCAGCATGCCAAGTGTATAGGTGGCGGCTTGGGTTTCTACCGCCTGTTGTTTCTCCTTCTGTTTCTTGATGGTGCGCTGTTCGCGTTGCTCCAGTGCCGGGTCACGATCATTTTGCCGGATGGCGCGCAGTTTCTCCCATTCCACCACCGCACCTTCCCAAGACTTGGCAGGCCATGCACCAATCTTGATCTGGCGCATGATGTCATCAATCGGGCTTTTGTAGCGATAAATCCAGCTTCGGGATTTCTTGCCTGCTGCAAAGCGTAAGCCGGGGTAGGCAGGGAAAGTAAGGGATTGGCCAGCGGGCAGGGACTTGGCGGTACGGGCATCAAAATTCAT